TTTTGAAAAGACTTTCTTTTATTATTTTTTGATCTTCATCTTCTTCTATTTGTTCTGTATTTTTTATTTGTTTAGCAACTTGTGAAACATCACCAAGAGTTACATTAACTTGTATATTATTAAAGTCAATTTGCTTTAGGATATTCCATTCGCTTAATATTACTTGTATTGCATCATTTCTGCTTGATAAATCTCTTTCTGCTTGAAACTTGCTTATCATATCCCAAAAATTTTCTTCTATATATACTGTACTTGATTTTTTTGCCATAATTAATCACCTTTAAAATTTTAATTTTGCAAACTTAAATAATCCAATTGCAGTAGCCATTTGAGAATTATCAACTCTATCAAAGTCATCAGAAGGTTCAAGATTTAAAGAAGTTCCACCTGCTAAATATAACTTCATTTCATCTTTGTTTATCCAATTTTCTTCTACTATTTGATTTACTTTTTCAGAACCTAATTTATATGCTTTCTTTTTAAGTAGATCATAATCATCAGAACTATCTATTTCGTTTACACTTTTTGCAATTCCACTTGCCATTAAATTATCTTGTATTATTTTTAGCATTGTACTATTTCCGTATTCAACAGTATTAGATAATCTGTCATTAAATTGGAAACCTTTATCAAAATATGATAGTTCCATAGTTCTGAAACCAACGTTAACAAGTCCTACTGGCTTATCTTTATTTACCTTTCCATTAATAGCATAGTATAAAGCCGCATCGCCCTCTCTAGCGATTGTTACATCTTCTATAAATATTTTCTTAGTTGCATTTGTTATATTGTCTTTTATAGTGATTGTTTCGCCTTTATATGTATTTACTATGTCAGCTAATACTGATTTCTTATAGTTTTTATATGGTACTCCAAATACTACTTTTACAGTATCTTTTACTGCTATATCGTTTAATGCTGATGCAAATAATATCTTCATAGTATCACTTGTTTTTGAATCTTGTGAATTTCTTATAGAAGAATAAGATTCTCTTTCTGCTAATAAACCAACGAAATAGTCTTCACCTTCTATATTTAAGTATTTAGGTTTTTCGTAATTTTCAAAGTCAACTTTACCTGAACGTCCATCACCATATACTGACTTAAATATTGTTTGTTTTGCCTCTCCATCTACTTCTGTATAAGCCTTAATGTAACCTCTACCACCATCAAAGCCTATAAATTGAACATCTTTTTTAGCCATATATAAATCCCTCCTAATGTTAGTTGATATTTTAATAATATCTTAATTAAAGTATATGATAAAAAAATACAAAAGTCAATAAAATAGTTTAAATATTAATAACATCTTAATTATTGTTTAAATTTTGTTAATATATTAATATATATTTTAGTTAACATTTTATTAAAATGTTGTTTATAGTTAAAATAATGTTAATATCTTAACCAATATTATTATTTTAGAATTATATATTGATTTTTGTTTTTTAAAGTGATACACTTTTTAAAAAGAGAAGTGACACACTTTACAGATAGGAGGTTTTTTATTTGGCTGTTTCAAAAGACAATACAAGAATAAATGTGAAACTCTCAAAAGCAGACAAGGCTCTTTTAAAAGAGTTAATGGAAAAGGAAGGATATAAATCAATGTCAAAATTTGCAGAGAATATCCTTATTAATTACATGAAAAATAAAGAAAAATAAACATAAAAAAACCTACTTTTTGATCGCGCCAACAATCAAATTGTACAGAAACTGTAGCAAAGTAGGTCTATCTTGTATTACATATATCAATGTTGTATTTATATTATATCATGCATTCATTATATTTTCAATTCTAAGATAGGCAAAACTGCTACAAGAACATAAAATCCAACGTATAAGGGGAGATAAAAATGCAAAAAAAATCAGAGAATGCAGTTATTTATGAAGGCATATTAAGTAAAGGTTATGGAATATCACCCAAAATGGTAACGACAGATAGAAATCTTACCATTGAAGCAAAAGCAATTTATAGTTATATATCGTCATTTGCAGGTAACGGTGAAAGTGCTTTTCCTGAAGTAAAAACAATTTTATATCATTTAGGTATAAGTGAAAATAGATACTATAAACACTTTAAACTATTAGTGAAATATGGATATATAGAAGTCCAAAAACGTAGAAAATACGATGAGGATTTAAAAAAGTGGACTGCTGCAAGTAATCTATATATTATCAAACAAGTAATCGAAAAAAAAGAAGACTGTATTAACGATTCTGATGTGGCAAATATATCGAAAAATCAACCGAAAAAAACAAAGTCAAAAACGAAAACAAATAACGATAGACCCATTGATAATACTATATCTTCTGAATTCATTAATTTTGAAGGTGTTCAAAACGAAGGCATTCAAAATGAAGGCATTCAAAACAAAGGGGATATTATTAATAACAACAGTTCTTTTAATAACAATTTTAATAACGTTGTTGTTAACAACGAAGAAAAAGTAATTGAATTATATAAAACCTTTAAATTAGAAAAAAAGTTTACACCACATGCAAAAAAATTACTTCAGTTGTATGCAAGTAAATTTGATTTAGATGTATTTGAACAAGTGTTTATTTCTGCTAGCTCTGATACTGTATTAAAAAAATATGCATATATAAAAAGAGTATTCGAGGTTTTAGACCAAAAAAATATTAAAACATTGGAAGATTATTTAAAAGATCAAAAAAGTTTTAAGAAGCAAGATAAAACTTCAAAGAGTATTCCAAATACAGTAAAAACAAAATATCACGATACATTTAATGAACACTATAAAAATTATACATCTGATGAATTAGACGATAAGCTTAGACAGTCTAAATCTAATAACAATAATAATTTAGAAGAACAATTATATTTAGCAGCAGTTGAAAATGGTTTTAATTCTTTAAGCAATTTGTCACAAAGTAGAGTATTACATTATGCTACAGAAAATAATTTAGATATTCCAAAATAAGGGGGTGAGAATATGCTAAAAATAAGAATTACATACAATAGAGAAAAGCCAGAAGAATTAAAAAGATAGAAAAAGAATTTGATATTATAAGTCAGTCTCAAGAGTATAAAAACAGAGGAAAAAGTAAATATTCTAACATTTATTTAGATATAGAAAATAAAGGATATATAAAAATAATTAACTTTATATATAAATCTTGATTTAAAGTTATATTCGGCTTTGTAATGAATTTTACAACTTTAGCTTAGTTTTTATTGCTAATTTAAAGAAACGTGTTATAAAGGGCGTAAAATCGATATTTTTAATAGATTGCAAACCTTTTAAACATATAACTGATATTTATAAAAAATAAGATTAAAAAGTTGTATAACCAAAATTAATAGAGGAGTGATGATATGAAAAAATTAGTTAAACAAGTAGATATTAAGAATTTTTTTAAATTACTAGAAGGTAAAAAAGTTAATATATATGCTTTACCTCTATGTGGTATAGATTTTAGTTTATCAAGAGTAGCCATGGAAAATTATGAAAATTGTATTTATTTTAAAACTGATAATAGTAGCATGAATATAGTTTATAAAGCTATTAAAAGTCTAGAAGTAGATGAAACAGAAGAAATTATTAAAATTAAGGCTAAAATTGAAAATGGGACCTTAGTCACTATAAGACATTATAAACCACATGAAGAATAAATAGGAATATGTTCCGATTGAAATTGAAAGTAAAAGGTGTTAATCTAATATTAGATATAGAACTTACAAATTTTAGCTATATTGCTTTAGTAAAATACTCCTGTTTAAAAAAATAACTGCCTTGCTGGGTGGTTATTTTTATGTGTTTAAATAGGAATATGTTCCGATTTATAAACATTTTATTTGGTGATATAATTTAAGTATAAGATTTTCTTACTCAGTTGAACTAATTGAGTAACCTAAAATGCACATATCCCTATGATCCACTCTATTCAATCCCCTGAGTGGATTTTTTATTGAATTAGTTTTTGTTGGAATAAGAACCAAATACTTAATATTTACTTTGAAAAGTTATTATTTTAAAATAAAATTCATGATAATAAACAAGATTTCAAAAGTAAGAATTGACAAAAAACATAGTATTAGAAAGTTAGCCTATAAGACAAAGCTAAGCAAAAGTACAATTTTTAGATTGGAGAATGACGAAACTGTACTTGATTTAGTAAAATTAGAAAAAATTGCAATAGCATTGAACTGTAGGATAACTGATTTATTTGATTCTGAATATAAATAGCGTCCCTGTATGCGGGACAATATAACAAAATAACAATAAATGGCAGTATAATATAAGTGTAGGTAAATTATTCTTAATATTCAAATAAATAAAAATGATAGAATTTTATGAGAAATAGTATTATAATATACCTACATAGAACATAAGTTTGGATTATTGAGCTATTTTGGGGGAGATACTATGGATTATGTAACAAAATTAAAAAAAGAGATTATAAGTTTATTAGAAGAAAATCAAAATATCGACACAATAGGATTTATTTATCAATATTTAATAAAAAAATCAAATAAAGAAAAAAATAATAAAAAATAGGTACAATGTACCTATTTTTTTTCTGATTCTTTAAATAAAGTTATCAAATCTTTAATAACTTCTATCTGTCTATCATTTAATTCTAAAAGCATTTCTGTTAATTCAAACAAATTATCTTCTTTTTCAAGATTACCAACTATATTTGCTAATCTTATATGTTTAGAATTTGATGCATACATACTTTCTGCCCCACCATTTAAAAGCCATTGCTTATTTATATAAAAAGTATTGCAAATATTATCAATTATATCATTACTTAACTTTGCTCTTGCTTTTTCTAAATTATATACTGCATCTTCACTTTTATGTATTATCTTACCAAAAGCCTTTCTCGAGAGTTTTTCTTTTTTTCTTATAAATTCAATTCTTTTGCCTATTTCTTTTTCACCCATATTGTACCTCCTTATTTTAATATTTTATAAATTAATTGTAACACATTTTGAAATAAAGAAAACGAATTTTTTTAAAAAAGCCGTTGAAAATGACAAATGGAATTAATTTATAAACGGCTAAAAACGAGAAAAATAAAATAAAAAAATATAAAAACTCGTTGACCTACGTTGAAAATGAGACTATAATATAAATATAAAACGAAAAACAACGAAGGAGGGAATTGAATGCCAACTAGATACGAAGAAAGATTAAAAATAGCACAAGATTTACAGAGTTTAAGTAAAGAAAATTACAACACAGTTTTAAAAATAATAAAAGCTTTTCAAGTATATGAAGCAGCAAATGTGCTAGGAATAGATCAATCTAAACTTCAAAAATTAGTAAAGGAAAGTCAAAAAGTTTAGAGGTGATATCATGAAGACAACAATTCATGGTTTTTTACAAAATAAATTAATTTTTTACAAAATGGATAATGATGATGCTTTAATTCTTAGATGGTTTGTTGATTTTAAAGATTCTGGCAAAATGGTATATAAAATAATTGATAATGATAAATATTATTGGATTAAATATGAAGGACTCCTAGAAGATTTAGTAATATTAAAATTAAAAACAAAAGATGCTTTATACAGAAGATTAAAGAAAATGGAAAAAAATAAAATTTTAAAAAGACAAACTGTAAAAGAAAATGGAACATATTCATTTTATACATTAGGTGAAAACTATAAATATTTAATAGAAAATCTATCGGAAATAAATCCGATACAGTCGGAAATAAATCCGATAGGGTACGGAAATAAATCCGATAGGGGTACGGAAATAAATCCGGAACAAAAAATTAGTCTATTAAATAATACTAGTCTATTAAATAATAAAAAAGAAAAAAAGAAAAAAAGAACTGATTTAGATGTTCTTATAAACGAGTATACTTCAAACTCTTTTCTGCAGGAAACAATAATAGATTTTATAAAAATGCGAAAGGGCATTAAAAAACCTGTTACAGAAAGAGCACTTAAAGGAATACTAAATAAATTAGACAAATTAGCAACAACAGATGATATCAAAATAAAAATATTGGAGAACTCAATAGAAAACTGTTGGCAAGGAGTTTTTCCATTAAAAAAAGACAACTTCAGTAATTACAATTCAAACAAACACAAAAATAAAGACAATTCAAATTCAAACATCGAGGATTTACAAGGATATATAGATCCTGAACAAATGAAACCAGTCAAAAAAGAAGATCTAGACGAAATAGAAAAACTGCAAAAAGAATTAGATGCGATGGGAGATGGCTTTAAATGGCTAAAATAGCTATAGGATATCAATGCGAAAAATGCAAAGATTTAGGTTATATTCTACAGGAAGATGAAAAAGGTTATACCGTAGCTAAACCATGTGAGTGTCTTGAAAAAAGACAGATATTGGAAAAGTTAAAGAGATGCGGCTTAACAGATTCTTTCAAGAAAAAGACATTTTCTTCTTTTGAAACAGATACAGAATATCAAAAACAGGCAAAATTACAAGCTATGCGTTATTGTAAGAAGTTCGAAAATGAAAAAGGTAGCTTTTTATTAACTGGAAGCCCAGGCACAGGAAAAACCCATTTAGGAATCGCAATAATGATACAGCTTGTAAATCAAAATGTAGGTTGTAAATATACAGAGTATATTAGTTTAATTATGAGCCTTAAACAATGTTGTATGGATGTGATTAATTACAACAAAGAAATGGATAAATATAAAAATTGCACTGTACTATTCATTGATGACTTATTAAAAGGACAAACAAGTGAAACTGATAGAAAGTATATTTATGAGATAATAAATTATCGTTACATGACAGAAAAATCGATTATAGTAAGCACAGAAAAAACATTAGATGAGTTAATGAATTATGATGCAGCTATAGCTAGTAGAATTATAGAAATGTGCAAAGAAAATATAATTGAGTTTAAAAATGTACCTAATAGGAGATTACAAAGGGGGGTATAGCAAGTGCCAAGGAATACTTTAGGTGACCTAAATAATCATTTATTCGCTCAATTAGAACGTTTAAATGATGAAGAGATAACAGGAGAAAAATTAGAAGATGAAATTACAAGAAGCAAAGCAGTCATAGGAGTTTCAAAACAAATTATTGCTAATGCAAATGTTGTATTAAGAGCAAAATCAATACAACTAGAGTATGGAAAAGATAAAAAAGAAATTCCTAAAATGCTTGAAGGTGGTGAGTAAAAAATAGAATGGGAAAATCAATTCATAGATGGAGTGATGAAGAAAAAGAATATCTTAAAGAAATAACTCCAGGTAGACATCACAAAGAAATCACTGATTTAATGAACGAAAAATTCGAATACAAGTTTGAAGTTAAGCAAATAAAAAATGCAATTAAAAGGTATGGATATAACACAGGTTTTAATGGCCAATTTAAAAAAGGACACAAAACATGGAATAAAGGAACTAAAGGACTTACAGGTCCAAATAAAACTTCTTTTAAAAAAGGTAATGAGCCATGAAATAAAAAGAAAATTGGTAGTGAAAGAATTGATATTAATGGATATATCTTAATTAAAGTAAAAGAACCTAATGCGTGGAGATTAAAGCATAGAATTATGTATGAAAAATATCACAATGTTAAATTAACATCGGATGATGCAGTTATATTTGCAGATCAAAACAAATTAAATTTAGAAAAAGATAATTTAATATTGATTAGTAAAAGTCAGTTACTAAAAATGAATAATGAAAAATTAATTTTTAATAATAAAGAATTAACTAAAACAGGAGCAAATATAGCTGAATTAATGATGAAGGTTGACGAAAGGAAAAAGAAAAATGAATAGTGTAGTTTTAGTTGGAAGATTAACAAAAGACCCAGAGTTAAGATACATACCTAATTCTGGAACACCTGTTGCTACTTTTACAATAGCAATAGACAGAGATTATAAGAAAAAAGACGGAACAAAAGAAACAGATTTTATACCTATTGAAATTATAGGAAAAGCAGCTGAATTTTGTGCTAATTATATAACAAAAGGTAGATTAGTTGCTATTCAAGGAAATCTTAGAGTTGATAGATATCAAACTCAAGATGGAGAAAATAGAACTTTTACTAAGGTTAGTGGTAGAAGTGTACAAGCATTAGATTATCCGAAAGATAATCAACAAGGAACAAATAATATAACAAATCCAGGGTTAGATCCAAATGGATTTCAAGCTATAGATGATGATGACATACCTTTTTAATTTAAAGGGGGAGTATAAATGATAATTAAATTTTTAGAAATAAGTTTAATTTTCTGTATAGGTTTTGTGGTTGGAGCATGGTGGTGTGCTAATGCAGAAGGAGATGATTAAATTGATTTGCAAAATAGAAACCTTAAAAAAAATAGCAGAAAAGTATCCGACACTTACAATTTTAGAATTTATAGAAACTTATAAGGGGGTAATCAAATGAACATAGGGGGGTTATGTTAGGAGTAAAAGGCTAAATATGAAAAAAAGCCGAACAGAATTAGCAAACGCAGTTGGTGTTACAGAAAGTTATATAGCAAAATTAGAAAATGGAAAAATTACAAATCCAACTCTATTTGTTTTAAAAGGACTTTCAAAAGCTTTAAATGTATCGCCATTAGAATTTTTTAAATAGGAGAGGATGTAATGGAAAATATTGCGGTACAAGAAACAATAAGTTTTTTATCAAACACATTTCCAAAAATTTATTCTAGTTTATATTTAAAATATTTAAAACAATATTCTGAACTGCATAATATTAATAAAACTCAATTAAAAGCATTAGTTTTTTTAAAAGGTAATAGTGAAATAAACATGACAGAATTATGTGCTAAGTTAAATATAGAAAAAGGCAGTTTAACTAGTTTAATAGATGATTTAAGTGAAAAGGGATATGTTTGCAGAGAAAAAACTGTTAATGATAGAAGAAAATATATAATAGTTTTAACTAAAGAAGGCAATCAAATAGCTAAAAATTTTATAGAAAAATTAAGCAATAATTTAGAAAATAAATTTTCAAAATTAAATAAAGAAGATATAAAAAAATATTTATATGCTATGAAATTTCTAGAAAATTTGATAGACAAAGATTTAGATTAAATACTTATTTAAAAATAGGGGGAATTAATTTGAAGGAAATTAGATTAAAACAATTATCAATCAGCAATTTTAAAGGCATTTCCAAACTAGACATACAATTCAAAGACATAACAACTTTATCAGGAATGAATGCAACAGGAAAATCAAGTGTATTTGATGCATTTACATGGCTTTTATTCGATAAAAACAGTAAGGGTGATAGTAAATTTGAATTAAAACCTTTAGATAAAAATAACGAGTATATAAGAGGTTTAAATCCACATGTAACAGGCATTTTAGAAGTTGATGGTATAGAAACAAAGTTGTCAAAAGAATACAAAGAAAAGTGGACTTCTAGAAGAGGAGAAAGTGAAAAAGTATTCGATGGCAATACAACAAAATATGAAATTGATGATGTTCCAGTTAAAAAATCAGATTACAACAAAAAAATAAATGAGATAGCAGATGAAGAAACTTTCAAATTATTAACTAATCCATTCCATTTTCCTAATTTGGCTTGGAAAGAACAAAGAAAAGTTATCTTAGAAGTTGCTGGAGGAGATATATCCATAGAAGATGTTATAAAAGGCGATGAAGAACTAAAATTAGTTAAACAAGATCTAGAACAAGAAGATGTATCTAAGCTGATAGATAGTAAAAAAGGTAGTATGAAGAAATTACGAGAAAATAAGAAATCAATTCCTTATAAAATTGAGGAGTTAATGGAAACAGTAGTTGACTTTGATGTAAAAGAAGTTGAACTGAAAATATCAGCTAAAGAAAGCAAATTAAAAGATATAGATAAAAAAATAAGTGATATAGCTAATAGTAGTAAAGAACTAATAGCTAAAAGAGATGAAGTAATGAAAAAAATTAGCGCAAATGAAAAGCTAATTGAAGATGAAAGACAAGCAGATAGAAAAGTATATGACAATAAAATAAGAGAATTACAAGAGAAAATAAGAAAAGAAGAAAAAGAGTTATACTCATGTGAACATAAAAAAAATGAATATGACTATAAAATAAAAAATTTAACAAATAAATTTAATTTTTTAGAAAATGAAGCATCCAAATTAAGAGAACAATTCAGTAAGATACAATCAGAAAAAGTTGACTTTAGTAGTATAAAGACGGAGTGCCCTACTTGCAAACGACCATTCGAAGAATCAGACATAGAGGAAAAACAATCAGAGTTAGAAAAAAATTTCAACCTAGATAAAGCTAAAAGAAAAAAAGAAGTTATAGAACAAGGCAAAATAAAAGTTAAAGAACAAGAAGATATCAAAGAAGATATTGAAAACTATACTGTAGAGATTTCCGATATAGAAAACAATATCAATATTAAAAAAGGAAATATAAATTACCTGGAAAAACAAATATCAAATTTAACATATACACCAAGTGAAACTTCTAAAGAAAAAATTTTAAAACTCAAAAGAGAAAATAACAAGCTTTTAGATAGTTTAGGAACATATGAAACGGAAGATAATTCAATACTTCTAAATGAAAAGGATGAAATCAACAAAGAATTAAAAGATTTATACAGTCAATTAGGAGCAGTTGAAAATAATAAGAAAGTAAATAAAAGAATAGAAGATTTAAAAGCAGAAGAAAAGCAACTTGGAGTAGAAATAGCAAGACAAGAAGGGCTTATAATGCTATACGAAAAGTTTATAACTAAAAGAGTAGAACTTTTAGAGAAAAATATAAACAAACACTTTAAGAATGTTAGCTTTAAATTATTTTCTACACAAGTGAACGGAGCTATTGCAGAAACTTGTGAGGCAACGATAAATGGAGTACCTTTTTCTAATGCAAATACTGCAGGCCAAATAAACGCTGGTATAGATATTATAAATACTTTATCCGAGTACTTTGGATTAATTGCACCAATATTTATTGATAATAGCGAATGCGTAAATAAAATATCAGATACTAGAGGGCAATTGATTAAATTAGTAGTTACAGAAGATAAGAAATTAAACATAGATGCTATAGAAGTTATCACAGAAGAATAGGTTTAAAAAATGAAGGGTAGAAAATGGAGTAAAGAAGAAGAAAAATTTCTAAAAGAAAATTATACAGTAATATCAGATAAAGAGATTGCAAGGTATTTAGGACGAACATTATCTTCAATTAGAGGAAAAGTTAATTTTGAAAAAGGAAAGAAAAGTAAACAAAGTAGATTAATAAATAAGAATAATTATTTAACAGAAGAACAAAGAAAAAAGAAAATTAAAAATATAATATTTATGGCTACAGGAATTTATTTAAATGATAAGGTGTGATTTAAATGGAAGATTTAACTGGTAAAAAATATGGAAAACTTACTGTTATCAAATTCATAGAACGTAAAGATACAAGCTATTATTGGCTTTGTAAATGTGAATGTGGTAATGAAAAAATAGTTACAGCTAGCAATTTAAAAAAAGGAAGTTATAAAAGTTGTGGTTGTTTAAGAGAGGAACAAAAGGAAAAGAGAAAAAAGAATAAATATATTGGTTGGAATTATTATTTACCGTTTGAAAATGAAGTAAAAGATTACTCATCTAAAGTTACAACAAGAAAATTAAATAGAAAACAATTAGAACAATATTTAAAAGAATTGCAATATAAAGAAGTACAGTACAGAGGGGGAAAAAATAATGGCTAATCAAATTACTACTCAGCAAAATAAAGTCAAATCAGTAGAATCATTAATGGCAACAAATGAAGTTAAATCAAAGTTCAATGATGTATTAGGTAAAAAAGCAGCAGGATTTATGGCATCTATAATAACTGCAAGTAAAAATAATTTAAAAGGTGTAGAGCCAAATTCTATTCTAAAAGGTGCAATGACAGCTGCAACATTAGATTTACCTATAGAACCTAATTTAGGATTTGCTTACTTAGTACCATACAACAATAAAGTTAATGGACAATGGGTTAAACAAGCACAGTTTCAAATTGGGTATAAAGGGTGCATACAACTAGCTATTAGAAGTGGACAATACAAAACAATAAATGCAATTGAAGTTTATGAAGGTGAAATAAAGAAGATTAATAGATTAACTGGGGAAATAGAATTAAACGAAGATGAAAATGAAATAAATAGAGAAAAAGTTGTAGGATATATGGCTTACTTTAGACTTATAAATGGATTTGAAAAATCACTATATATGAGCAAAGAAGATGCAGAAAAACATGCTAGAAAATATTCAAAAGTTTATGCAAGTGGGAAAAGTTGTTTATGGAAAACTGATTTTGATGCAATGGCAATAAAAACGGTCCTTAAAAGATTAATAAGTAAATATGGAATTATGAGTATAGAAATGCAAAAAGCTGTACTAAGTGACCAAGCAATTATAGATGAAAATGACAACTTGATTTATGCTGATAATCCAGAACATGAAATAGAAGAAAAAGCTAATAAAAAAACTATAGATATGGAAGAAATTATAGATGCTGAAGTTGAAGAAGTTGTAGCAGAAAATACTAAAGAACAACAAGAGGAAGAATGTCCGTTCTAAAAGTATTAAGTAGTGGGAGTAAGGGTAACTGTTATTTACTTATTACTCCTAATGAAACACTAATAATTGAAGCAGGTATTAGATATAAAGATATATTAAAAGGTCTTGATTTTAAATTAGATAAAGTTGTTGGATGTTTAGTAAGTCATGAGCATAAAGATCATTCTAAATCGATTGAAGATTTAATAAAAAACGGCATAGACATATATTCATCTAAGGGAACTTTTAAAGCATTAGGCATAGAAAACTATAGAAGTAAAGTTATAAAGGCTAATAAGAAGCAACAAATAGGGAATTTTACTATTCTGCCATTTGATGTAGTACATGATGCAGAAGAACCACTTGGATTTCTTATAAAACATCAGGACATAGGAACTTTATTATTTATAACAGATACCTGCTATTGTGAATATAACTTCAGGAACATAGATAATATCTTAGTTGAATGCAATTATATAAAAGAAAATTTAGAAGAATATTGTATAGAAACAAGTTTAAGTGCACGTATAAAAGATACACACTTTGAACTTGAAAATGTAATTAAATTCTTAAAGGCAAGTGATTTAAGTAAAGTTAAAAATATAATGTTACTACATTTAAGTGCAAAACATGGAGATGATGTAGTAATGAAAGAAAAGGTAGAAGAAGTAACTGGAATACCTGTTACGATAGCAGAAAAAAAAATAGAAATAAATTTATAAGGGGGATAGTTATATAGGAGGGGGAAATATGAAATTATTAAAAGTTATAGAACGAAATGGTCATTACAGTCTAGTATTTGATAAACTACCTAAAATGACATATGAAAAAATAAACAGAGATTATGTAGGAACAATTTTAAATGATAATGGGGATGTTGCATTTTGTGATTATCTTAAATATTCAACATATGGTGGGGCTTTTGGAGATGCAGAGTTAACATTAGATATGAAAGATGGGACACAAGAAAAAATAAAAAGCAATTGGTGGGATAGCTATATATGTGAAGAGTTTATTAATATTGGTATAGGAGACATTGATGAATTAGAAGATTGCTTTGTATTTAAAGGTACTCACGTAAAAAAACAAATATTATCAGACATGCTAAAAGAATATCTAAAAACAGATAAATTTTATAATAGTTCTGAAATAAGAAAATGGGTTAAATCTTATGGGGAATGGTTTGATTTAATAAATGATTACAATAAAAATTTAATGATAAATAAAAAAGGAAGAATAGTTAATAAATATTCAAAAGAGAATGAATTTAAATCATTTTTAATATGTAAATACTTTGAAAAATATAAGAAGAATGTTTATATACTCGAAATTAAATATAGAGATAAGTTAGGAATAAGGAGAAAAGTAGAGTTAAATCCTAAAGAGGTATATATTAAATCCTTAAATATTTCAGAAAAAGAAGCATGGAAGCTTATAGAAAAAAATTGCCACTACACTATATATGTATCTAAAAAATAATGATAAACGATATAAGATAAATAAACTTATAAATGATTAAGAGAAATTGTATAGGAGGGAAAAATGCAAGTAGATAAATATGTATCAGAATATAGAAGAGTATTAAAGATAGTAGGACGTGACGAGATGGAATTTCAAAAAGACTTTTTAGAGCATTTAATCCAAAGGGATAAAGACAACATAGAGACATTACAATCAGTAAATGCACCAAATGATAGTGAGGCAATGACTAAAGCAAAAGATAGATTAAGACGTAATGAGATGGAATTGATAGCAGTTAAGAAAGTATTAGCAGAATAATACTTAAAAATAAATATCCTAGGATGCAAAATATCCTAGGATTATGAAAGATGATGATGAAATATGGCAAAGAGAGCAACTGATTTAGAGTTAAGAAAACTAAAAAGATTATATAGAAAAGGATATAGTGTTTTAGAAATATCATATCATTTAGATCGTTCAGAAGAATTTGTAAAAATACATATTAAAAATATAAAACAAAGCAGAAGAAAAAGTAAATAAGATTGTGGGGGAAGAAAATTTGAAGATTTGGCAGTATATAGCCTTTATGAGTAAAGGGCGAGTAGAAAATGATAGAGATAAAGTTTTTAAATATTTACTATCAAATTTAAAACATACATGTGATGTTATAACAGATTTAATGCAAGAAGATTTATGTAAAAACAGTTTTTATATAGAAAACTGTAAAAAATATAAAGATTGTATATGTTGTTTAAATTGTTTTTTAGATGAGGAGGTTGAAAATGAAAATTTGCCAGGAATGTAATAGAGAATATGATAATTCACAAACTGTTGGAGATTTCTTTGGAGTATGCGATGAATGTTATAAAGAAGAGTATAAAAAAGTAGAATACAACAAATACATAATGCCACTTTTAGAAGGAATTAATAAATTTACTGTTACAGAACAAATGATGAAAGTAACAGAAGAACAAGCTGAATTTATTGGGGCGGTAGCAAAATTTGAAGCAGAAGGTGGAACAGATAAAGATAAAGAGCATATAATTGAAGAATTTTTCGATAACATACAAGCCTCATTAGGTGTTTTAGACAAGATGGGATTAATAGATTTATTAGAAGAGGGACGAATAAAACATATAGCAAAATTAATTGATAGAGGTTGGAAATTCAAAGCGATGTTATAAGTGGGGTGAAAGCAATATTGAATAAAGAAGTTTTCAAAGAAGTTGATGAAATATTAAAAAATCTAAAATATATTGATATTTACATAAAAGAAAAAGAATATCAAATAGAAAAAATAAAAAATGGAGATAGAGGAGCGATACAAGCAGTCTGTAATGATCTATTTAAATCTTCTCCAACTAATTCAATTTCTAGCCGAGTTGAAAACGAAGTAATAAGTAGAGATAGATTAATTGCACAGCTAGAAGGGGAAATCTATGAACAAGGTAAAAATAGAAGACTTGTAATAAATGCTTTGAGTGAAATGGGAGAGAGTGAAAGATTTATTTATCAAGAGGTTTATCAAGAAGAAAAATTACTTTCACAAATAGCTCAAGAAAATAATTGTTCTGTAGCAAAAATTTCATATATGAGAAAAGATTTTATAAACAAAATGGCCATAGTTCTATTAGGGCCAAAAGTATTGGAGGGGGAAAGATGATTATACATAAATCAATAATACATGTACTAGATAAAAATAGTGATAGTCCAATATTAAATGACTATGAATGTAAAAATAGCTTAGAAGTAGATAAGTTTTTCCAAAAAATAATAAATAGAGTATCAAAAGATGATGATCTAAGAAAAGCAATATTTAATGATTACAGCAACAATATAGTTAAAAATTGTTGTGAACAAATTATATATGACGAAAACACATTTTTAAAAAATTCAAAAGAAATAGTAGCATATTTATTTGATATTATGCAACAAAGTGAAGGAATAGATTCTTGCGATTTAGCAATCTGTTTATATAGTGTAAAAAACGAAAAAAATGTAGCAATAATAAAACTTGATTATAGAAAAAATTATACACATTCAATTGATTTTATAGAAAATAAATTCAATATACAAATAATATCAAATGAAATTGGAATACCTGAAACTAGCAAACCAAAACAGTGTGCATTAGTTGGAGTTAGTGGGATAAATGATTATTATCATTTTAGATTGTTAGACAAAGATGCTGAAAAAGACCAACTTGAAACTAAATTTTTAACAGATTTTCTAAATGCTAAGAAAATAGAAGATTCTAAATATAAAACAAAAGTATTTAAGAAAACTACAGATAGTTGGATAACAAATGCAATAACAGAAGATATGAAAATGGCCGAAGATATAAGGAGTATGCTTAATTATACTTTGAAAGAAAAAGAAACTGTAGATGTTAAAGAATTTGCTAAAAGTAGTATACAAGATGAAGTGTTACAAGAAAGCTTTAATGAACGAATGGAAGATAGAAACTTAACTGAAAGCTTTGAAATAGACAAAAAATGGGTTGAAAAGAAACTTAAAAACAGAAGTATAAAAACTGATACTGGATTTAGTATAAAAGGAAATTTAACAAATTTTGAAGATCCAATGAAATATAGTTTTAGAAGAAATGAAAACGGAACATACGACATAGTATTAAAAAATATATCTTTTTATGAGGAGAAATAAAAAATGACGAAGGAAGAAAAAAATCAATTAGCAGAAGAAAATTTGGGTTTAATTTATGCAGTTATAAATAAAAAATTTAATTTTGAAAATGTTACAGAAGAAGATAAAAAAAATTATTTTGAGGAAGGAATGATAGGTTTAGCAATAGCAATAAATAATTATGATACATCAGTAGATTCAAAGTTTTCCTCTTATGCTTTCACATGTATCAAAAATGAAATATGTAAATATATAGACAAACAAAAATGTTATAAAAGGAAAACAGATTCTGAATATAAAAAATCAATCGATGAATATATAGATGGAGATAAAAAACTAACATATAAAGATATTTTAGTAAATGAAAATGAAGATTATATTTCTTTAATCAACAAAGAATACATTTTAAATACAATTGAACAAATAGATATAAAAGATATAAAATTTATAGTTTCAAAACGAATTGAAGGATATACCTACAAAGAAATAGGAATTGCACTTGAAATTAGTAAACAAGCAGTACATACAAGAATAAAAAATTTAAAAAAGAATTTGCTTGCATCAGGAGTAATAATATAAGGCGGTGAGTAAAATGGAATTTGAATGTGAAAACCTAACAACTCTAGGATGCCCAAGAATGGATGCAGTAAAAGAACTAATGCTACTGGAACAAATAGAAAATAATGTAGAACTGGATTTAAATAATATATGCAAACGACAATGCTGCAAAGACTGCGATAACAAATGCAGTTATGAATGTGGCAGAGTAAAATATTTAGATCCAGTAGAACAATTTAAGAAAGAAGAAATTAAGTCGATAGAATATACGCAACTTAGTTTCTTCTAGGGGGGGATTAGAACGATATTAAGTAAGGTGAATGAGATAGTAAATAGAGCAAAGGAAATAATGGAAGCTAAGTGGACAAGTCCTCTAGCTTCTGTGATAAAAGCAATAGAAGAAATGGAAAGAGAATTGGAGGAAGATTAATGGAAGAAATAAAACAAGCACTAGAAATATTAAAAAGAGAATGTACTAAACAAGACGACTGTGAAGGTTGCCCAATATCTAAGGTATTAGGATATAGTTGCCAAGAGGTAGCTATTCCAGAAGAATGGGAAGTAAACCACTAGGAGGAGAAATGGATAGAGTAATAGGAGATATAATTATTCTAGTTGTAATAGGATTATGGATAATAAGTAAGTTATATATGTAAGGGGGATAAATGAAACCAGGATTTGAAAAACGTTTTAATAAAGAAGATCTAGTTTATTGGTGTCATAAAAAAGCACATGAATATTCTGTTCAATATGGCTTAGTAGATGAACAATTTTCTGATGCAGTTATAATTGATTATATTGTGCCAAGAGAACGTAGAATTATAGACGGAATACCACTTGATGAATTTAAGAGCGAGGAAAGATATAGAAAACTACCTAAAGGTTGGTCTTATGATACAAAATTATTTGAAGTAACACATGAAGTTTTAGATGAAGAAGAAAATGAATTTTTAAGAAATTGTAAAATTACCGATTCTAAAGGTATAAAAGAGGCATATAATAAAGGTTATTTAGTTAAAAAGAATAAAATCTTTGGAGGAAATATAGAAACAGAAATTACAAAGCAAGGTTTTAGAGTTGTTAAAAAGTGGCCGATGTATGTTCCATATATAACACATGTATCTATAAGACCTGATAAAGTATATTTTACTTATGAAGAAGCAAAAAAAGAAGTTGATGATAATATTGCAGAATTTAATAGACAAGCAGAATTGTCTGAGTATGATTGGTGTGTTGAACAGATAGATAAAACTCTTAGTAGATTTAAATTTTACAAAGGTTTATCTGATGAAGAAATAAATCAATATAGGGAATGGATACTTGGATTAGACAATATAGAAAATATAGAAACTAGAATATCCGGTGGAGAAATTCAATGGAGATATCTAAATAAGAAAAGATGGTGTAATATTGAACTTTAAAACAGGAAAATGTAAATTGAAAAAGAATGTATCTAAAAAAATAAATCAGCTTAATTTTGGACGAGGTAAAAAGTTTGAATATCAATATATAACTGGAAATAGAGTCAGAATATTCAAGAAAGGTATACAACTAATTATGAGCAAAGAAGAGTTTAATAACAATTTTGAGATAATAGAATCTATAAAGTGGTGAAAACATGAGAAAAATCTTAGGAGGAAAAGAGAATGCCTGCCCTCTTTGTGGGGGTATGGTGTTCTTTTTAGAAATAAATTGTAGAGTAGTCAGTCAATGTAAAGAATGTGGTTGTTTAACAAAAGGTAAAATGGAGGAGGAAGTTAAAATTTATGAAATGCAAGTATGCAACGAAAATGGGGAAGGAAATAAAGTGTTCTAAAGTTAATGATTTGTGTATGTTTTTAGATCCTGACGAAAAGAAATGCAGACAACTTAATGGGCAAGGGCCTATAAAACAAACTATAAACACAAAAGATAATAAAATTGTAAAAAGTACATATTTAGCACTAGCTTTATCTTGGTTGAAATTTAATTTTATAAGAAATTATCAAGGTGATTATGTATTTGAAAGAACAGATAAATTCAACTATGCATGGACTAAGTTAAATCATCTTAGAAAAGAATTGGAGGAATGGGAGGATGAATAATGGCAAGAAATGTGAAAAATTGTATGCAATGTTGCTATTATAAAGCAGTAATGATAAATAGAAATAAAATTGTATATATATGTAGAAAAAATGATTTATATTTAAATCCAAGTAAGTTATATATAGGTTTAGACTGTAAAAATTTTAAACAGGAGGAAGAATAAATGGCAGATTTAAAAGTAAAATTAATGGCTCATACGCCTAATCCAGATGCAATAGTTGCAGCAGCAGCTAAACTATGTTATTCACCAGTAGGAGTAGACGGAATAATGGAAAAACTAGACGATGAAGAAGTAGCAAAATTCGTAAATACATTAGTAAATATGGGGCATGAATCACCAATAGAACATGTTTCATTCACATTCGCAATAGAAGGAATATCAAGAAGTTGTTCTCACCAAATAGTGAGACATAGAATAGCAAGTTTTTCACAACAATCTCAAAGATATGTAAAACTTGACCAATTTGAGTATATCATTCCACCAGAAATAGAAAAAAACGAAAAAGCTAAAGAAATATTTATTCAATCAATGAATAAATGTCAAGAAGACTATGATAAGTTAGTAGAAATATTATTCGAAAAACACTATCAAGACTTATTAGATAAAGGTTTAAATGAGAAAAAAGCTAAATCTCAAGCTGAAAAAATGTCTATAGAAGATGCTAGATATGTATTCCCAAATGCATGTGAAACTAAAATGGTGTTCACAATGAACGCTAGGAGTTTATATAATTTCTTTAGTAAACGTTGCTGTAACAGGGCACAATGGGAAATAAGACAACTAGCCGATGAAATGCTTAAGTTAGTAAAAGAAGTTGCACCTATATTATTTAGTAATTGCGGAGCACCTTGCATAGTTACAGGGAAATGTCCAGAAGGTAAAATGACTTGTGGAAATCCTAGAAAGTAGGGGATGATTATGAGACCAACATGGGACGAGTATTTTATGGAAATTGCTGAAGTAGTAAAGAAACGTTCAACATGTATAAGAAGGCAAGTAGGAGCAGTTATTGTAAAAGACAAACAAATTCTAGCTACTGGTTATAATGGATCACCTAAAAAATTAAAACATTGTGAAGAAATAGGATGCAAAAGAGAACAATTAAAAGTTCCTTCAGGACAAAGACATGAACTTTGTAGAGCATTACATGCTGAACAAAATGCAATAATTCAAGCAGCATATAATGGAGTTAACATAAATCATTCGACTTTATATGTAACAACAAAACCTTGCGTATTATGTGCAAAAATGTGTATAAATGCAGGAATAGAGAAAATAGTTTATTTAGGAAATTATCCGGATGAATTATCAAGTGAAATATTAAAAGAGGCAGGAATTGAAGTAGTTAATTTTGATAAGTGAATACAATGGCGAATTTTCACTATATGGCGACTAAGGAATTTTTGAATATTAAAAACTAAATAAATTTACATAAAAATGGGCTAGTTACTTAATTCTAGCCTGTTTTTAATTTAATTAGAAAAATAATAAAAAAATTTGAAAATGCTTGACTATTCGATACGAATGTATTATTATATAAGTATAATAAATAATAAGAAAAGGGGTAAAGAAAATGGAAGATTTAAGAATAAATCCAATGAAGGCGATATTAGAAACATCAAAAGAAATACAAGAACAAGTATTAGATGAAACAGGTGAAATGATAAACGAAAAGGACATACCAATGGAAGTAATAATAGAAACATTAATATTCAAAACTGGGATATCTGAAGAAGAAGTAAGAAGTCTAGTTTTGAAAGGTTACATAGAATTTATTCAAACATATTATATGTAATAAATAATAAGAAAGGGGTTAAGAAAGATGAAAGTAATAGATTTTTATAAGTTTTTTAATGAGGTTAATAGATGGGATATATATAAATATCTTGAAAAAAATTTTGGGAAAAAAATAAAACATTATTCTTCTGATGTAGGGGAAAATGTATATGAAGTAGCTTTCTACTTAGACAAATCATTAAAACATGTATTCTTACGTGCATATCATAATGAAGATGGATGGTGTAATTTTGAATATTATAGAGGCGAATTACTTGATTACGTAAATGAGAGTGAAGAAAATAAGGAAAAAGCGACTGAAATGTTTGAATATTTTGGCTGCATTAAATATGAATTTGAAGGAGATACAATTAAATTTAAAGATCCAGATAACAATATAGTAACTTTGGATTTGAAAAAGTGGTTTAGAATCAATGATGACTCTAAGATATATTATTTACATAATTTATCTCTAAAAAGAGAAGATTTATCAAGAAAAATTGTAGAGGATGTAGAAGAAGAAAATAAAAATTACATGTGTTATTTTATAAATGACATATGTATAATAAAAAATCGTTTCATAATATATGAAAGAAGAGAACCAGATGAACTTGTAGATATAGATTTAAAACAACTACAGGAATTATCAGAAGATAATTTGGAGGTAAGAGAAATATTAATTGCAATGTTTGAACATTTTAATTGCATAGAATAGAAATATATAAAGGCGAAGTTGGCAAAGTTCTCGTCTATACATAAGAGTAGAAAAAAGGAGGGTTTATGTGGTATAAAGTGGTTATACCAGGAGTTTACAAAGGAGGAGATTATGGAAGAAAGGCAATTAAAAGTAATATTTAGTAAATCAGGCGGAACTGCAGGTAAAGGAGGCATAACCAACAGACTTACTATTCCAACTACTTGGATAAAAGCAATGGGTATAACTCCGGATAACAGAGAAGTAGTTGCAACTTTTGACGGAAAAAGAAAAATAACAATAGAAAAGCAGGAGGGAGAAAAATATGAATAAATGGTATAGATTAGGGCAGGAATTTAGTAAAAAATACTCAGGTAAAGATGTTTATGATTTTCTAAGAAAAAACAATCTTTGCAATAATTTTACAAGCAGCGTAGGAAAAGACTTTACTGAAAAACATTATAAAAAAATGTGTGAAATGGTAGGTATATCAGAAGAAATAGAAGATAAACATTACACAAATGGAGAAAGAAAATATTATTTTTACTGGGGATTTGATAATGAAGCGTAGAAAAATAATCGGTTAGCCTTCCGAACAAAAAGGCTTTTATTTTATTATAAGGAGGAACAAGATGTACAAAGCTTATTTTACTAAGGATTTAAACAATAAGTTTGAATGTATAAACAAACTTATTAATACTACAAATTGTAGTAATGTAGTTTATTTCTGCCCTAAAAAATATAAAGAATTGGCAGAAAAGAATATTAAAAATGCATATATTTTCTTTTATGAAGATATAAATAAAAACAATGATCCATATGATGTTACATATCCAGATACATTATTAATTTTAGATGGAAGTGCTAGATATAAAAATATAATGGGATATGTATTTAAAAGACTAGAAAAACTAGCATTAATAACAAATAACAAAGTTATAGTAGATATAGTCCCATTTACAACAGATATACAATACTCTTATGTACCATATAGCCATCTAAAAAGACAAATATTAGGACATCAACATTTTTATGCATTTCGAGAAAATAACATGGAATATAACTCAAAAGGAGAACTAGTAGAAGGACATGATTTTGACTTGCTAGCTGAAAAAATGGCTCCAGTAACAGAAATAGATTATCCACATTTTATGGAAGCTGATACACAAACTATATATTGTGAAATTACAGAAGAAGAAAAAAAAGAATATGAAAATTATAGAAATGAACTGTTTGATAAATATGAAACAATACAACCTATTTTAACTAGACTTGCTGATTTTGTTAACACTAGACAATCTAGATATGACAATTTATATAAGTTAGTTAATAACTTAAAAGGAAAAACTATAGTATATACAAATATAAAAAGTCATAACGGAAAGATAAAAAGACTTTTAAAAGAATTTGATAATGTAGAAGTTAGAACTTTTTATGATAACAATGAAAAAGAACAATTTGCAGATAATATAGTATTAGCAGAAGTACCAATTGTTAAAAATTATCTATTTTTAGATGTTATAGCTAATGCTAAAAAGGAAGCTAAATTTTATTTTGTAACAGGGCATACAACTATAGATAAACTTTTATATGGAAGAATGACAGATGAATTTACACAAATAGACGAATTTACAAAAGTCTTATATAAGAAGGTGAATAAGATTGACTAAAAAAGTAGGTAGAAAGATATATATAAATAAAGATGTATATACATCAGCAAAAGAACGTATATCAACTATATTTGATGACTTTGAAAATATAGTTTGCTCATTAAGTGGAGGAAAAGATTCTACTGTGATGCTTTATTTAGCACTAGAAGAAGCTAAAAAAAGAAATAGAAAAGTAAATGTATTCTTCTTAGATCAAGAAGCTGAATATCAATCTACAATAGATATGATTGAGTATTTTATGAGTAATTCAAATGTTATACCTCATTGGTATCAAGTCCCTTGCTATATGACAAATTCTACAAGTTACAAACAAGACTTATTGTATAGCTGGGGTCCAGGAGAAAAATGGATACGTGAAAAATCTCCAATATCAATACATGAAATAGAAGGCGAATATCCTCAAAGGTTTTATTCTTTTATAGATTGGTTTGAAAAACAATGGAATCCTAATACAACTTGCTTTATGGTAGGTTTAAGAGCGGAAGAAAGCCTTAACAGATTTAGAGCAGTTGCACAAAATCCAGGATATAAAGATTGGAATTGGACAACTAATACAGATGGATTAATAAAAGCCTACCCTCTTTATGATTGGACTTTTGAAGATATATGGATATACCTTAGCAAGTTTAATAAAAAATATAATAAGATATACGATTTTATGTATGCTATCGGCTATGACATTGACGGTATGAGAGTATCTAATTTAATACATGAAAAATCTTTCAAATGTTTAACTAGATTACCAGAATTTGAACCAGATACTTATAACAAGCTAATGGATAGAATTGGAGGAATACATATAGCGGCAAGATATGCAAAGCAAGATACAATATACAATGTAAAAGAACTTCCTAAAAGATTTAAAACATGGCTTGAATACAGAAATTTCTTATTAGAGACTACTCCGCTTGATAAAAAAGAAAGATTTATAAAAAGATTTGCTACACAACCTGAGGAAGAAATAACTTACAAAGGTCAATGCAAACAAATTTTATTAAACGATTGGGAAAATAATATACCAGTTGTTACAAAGACAGAAGTTAAGAGAAGAAAAGAAAAAAAGAAAAAAACATTAGAAAAATGGAAGGAGATATTATAATGAAAGAGTTAAAATTTCCATGCATGGATGTAAAATTAGTTCCAATAGATAAAGTTATAGCTAATAATTGGAATCCTAATAAAGTAGCTAAACCAGAAATGAAATTACTGGCACACAGCATAGAAGAAGATGGGCTTACAATGCCTATAGTAACTTATTATGACGATAAAATAGATAAATATGTAGTTGTTGACGGATTTCATCGTTATACAATAGTAAAAGATTACTTTAAATCAGATGTAATAGCAGTTACCATACTAAAAAAGGATGAAAAGAACTTAATGGCATCTACTGTTAGACATAATAGAGCTAGAGGTGTTCATAAGGTAGACTTGCAAGCTGATATGGTAGTTGATTTAATTAAAAAAGGATGGACAGATGAACAAGTATCTAAACATTTAGGAATGACTCCAGAAGAAGTACTAAGATTAAAACAAGTAACAGGAGTAAAGGAAGTGTTTAAAAATAGAGATTTCAGCAGAAGTTGGATAATAAATAATGATTAGGGGGCTTTATAGTGGATCTAAAAGAAATGACTGTAGATGAATTGAAAAATTTAGCGTTAGATATAAAAGAAGAACTTGATAAAAGAATTAGAGATATAAAACAAGCTCAGGTAGAAGTTAATAGAATATTAGATAAAACTTATATGTTCTATTTTAAAACAGAATGTGATATTAGAAATAAAGGCTACGTAGCAAGATGTACTTATGGTAAAAAAGGAATTGAAAGATACTTTTATAATTTGCAAGAAACAAGATGCAGAAATGATGTAGTTATAGAAGGTGATTTTGAAGCTAGTGAATTAGATATTTTGGATATAAGATATAGAAATAACGACTACGGTTATTCACACTATTGTATCGTTTTAGATGGCAAAATAACTGAAATATGTGATGTAGATGATATACACAAAATTTCTACACTAAAGAGATACTTAAAAGGTGAAATTGTATTTGAAAACTTCTTAGAAATAGTAGGAATAAAAGAAGTGAAAGTAGGTGCTATAGTTGAATTACTTGAAGACTAATTTGTTTAAGCATCAACAACAGGCTTTTAATAAACTTAAGAATTTGAAAGCTTGTGCATTATTTATGGATATGGGTACAGGTAAAACAAGAACTGCACTTGAATTAATTCAAAACAAATTAAACAAAGGTAAGATAACAAGGGTATTTTGGATATGCCCTTGTTCTACTAAAAAGAATTTAATTTCAGATATAAATAAACATTCTATATTTTCTGCTGCTTATATAGAAAATATTCAAGATGAATTTATATGTGTTATAGGAAGTGAAACAATTAGCAAATCTGATAAATATTATTTGAAATTAGTAAATCTGATTAAACAAAATACACCTTCAATGTTAATTCTTGATGAAAGTCATATGTTTAAAAATCCAAAAGCTGTAAGAACAGAAAGAATTTCAAAACTTTCAAATCAAGTTAGCAATAGAATGATATTAACAGGAACTCCAGTTACACAGGGTATATGGGATTTATACAGTCAATTTTATTTTTTACATCATAAAATACTTGGATATAATAGCTTTTATGCTTTTGCTGCTAATCACTTAGAGTATTCAGATAAATATCCAGGGCAAATAATTAATACACATAATACAGATTATATAACAAAGAAAATCAATCCTTATGTTTATCAAATTACTAAAAAAGAATGTTTAGATTTACCGCCTAAAACTTATTCAGATGCATATTTTATATTTGATGATGAACAACGCAAAATTTATGATCAAGTAAAAGAATATTTTATAAACAAGATTAGTATTGATGATTTTAATGGTGAATATATTCTGAACATGCTTAATTATTTACATAGAATAGCAAGTGGATATATAGATTTAACAGTTATAGATGAAGCTTGGAGCTATTCAAAAGGTAATTACATTAAAACAACAGAATTTAAATTTAAAAACTATGATAGAGCAATAGAAACTGTAGAACAACTTAAATTAACACCAAAAGAAAGTAAAACGATCATATGGCATAAATTCAATAGTGATTTAGAATTGTTACAGCATGTTTTAGATGAAGAACAAATAGAATATGTTTATATTAACGGGAAAATGGCATTAAAAGAGCGTGATAAGGCCATAGAACAGTTTAAAACATCAAAAGATATAAATACTTTAGTGGTAAACATCAATATCGGAAACTTAGGATTAAACTTGCAAGAAGCTAATTATATGATATATTACAATTCTACTTTTGATTATGCTAAAAGGATACAATCAGAAGATAGGATTTACAGAATAGGTCAGAATAAAAACTGTCATATAATAGATATATTATCTTTTTCTGGAATAGATAGTATGATAGAAAAGTCTATATCTGGTAAAAGTAACTTGGCGAGAGAAATAAGACAACAAATAAATGAAATAAAAGACGATAAAGAAAAAATAGAAGAATTTAAAAAGAAAATACTAAATGAATTTTAAGGAGAATATGATGCAAAAGCAAAGACAATTAAAAGTAAGTTTTAACAAAAGTGGCGGAACTGCTGGAAAAGGTGGGATAACAAATAGAATAACTATTCCAACTGCTTGGATTAAGGAAATGGGTATTGATTTAGAAAGCAGAGAGGTAATTGCTACTTTTGATGGGAATAAAATTATAATAGAAAAGAAATAAAAATTAATTAACATACAAAGGGGTGGTTAAATGAATTTATATGATTTTTTTGATGAATTAGATTATATAGGCGTGAGAAGTATTACAATGATGAGAAAAACGTTATGTAAATCGGATTCATGCAAAAAATGTGATAAATATCCAGATAAATGTACCTACAAAGAAAGACAACGCAGAATAAACCGTTTATTTGTAGAATTAGAAAAAGAATTAGAGATATTAATAAATGGTGATGATAACGAAATAAAAACATTAGAAAAGAAATAATGATTATAAATACTTAATGTATTTAAATTTCGTTTAAAACTTTTAAAAAATATGTTATAATTATATTAAGATGCAGTAGTTGTATCAAAGTAAAGGCAGTCTTTTCAGGACTGTCTTTTTATTTTGAAAAAGGAGATATGTAAAATGAAAGATGTTTTAATAGTAAACTCAGAAACAGAAGATCTCCTAGATAATTTTAAAATAGAAAATGATGAAGAGTTAGTTATTCAGAAACAATCTAAAAAATTAACTCCGAAACAGAAAAGATTAATTAATAGAAAAAATGATTTAAAGAAGTATTGCAACAAGCAAGGAGGCTTTGTTCATATGTTTTATGTAAATAAAAAGTTACTTTTCTACGATTTGGATATTGACAGAGCTAATATAGCAAGAATAATTTATTTAGCTACATATATTGATTATAATGACAGAAAAGAAAATTTGCTTATATTACATAAAAAAAATAATAAAGTAGAACATATGACAAAAAAAGAGATTCAACAAAAACTAGGATTAAAAAGAGATGCTTTTTTAGCTTTTTTAAATGATGTGAAAAAACACAATCTTATTTTTGAAGTAGAAGAAAAGTTTTATCTAAATCCTAAGTATTTTAGTAAAGGTGAAAATTTTTATAAAAATAAAGAGTATGTAAGAATAATGATTAATACAACTAGATATTTGTATGAACATACTACAATTAGGCAGCATAAAACTTTATCCTATGTATTTCAATTAATACCTTATGCAAATTGGAAATTAAATATATTATGTAAAAATCCTTTGGAAATTGATATTGGAAGGCTGGATAAATTAAGTCTAAAAGATATTTGTGAGTTGTTAGGATTAAGTACAAAACAAAACTCAATGTACCTTTTCAGAGACAGTTTAAGAAAATTTCATATAAAGGTAGATGGGCATAAGTATTATTTATTTGCATATTCAAAAGTATATGCAGGAGAAAAAACAAAAGATTATTATATAATAAATCCTCTTGTAATTTGGGGAGGAAACAATACAGAAGAAATAAAAGAAATAATTAATTACTGTTTTTTTAAATAAGGGAGATTAGTTAACCCTTATTTTTTTATGTTTAATATACTTATGAGTATTATAAAAACCCAGCTCGAACCGACAAAATTAATCCAAAAACCCAGCTCGAACCGATAGTATAAAAACCTTTAAAACGTTGATTTTTAAGTAATCACAGGACTTTTTGAGGTGTTCGATTCTTATATGTTATATACAGAAACAAAATTTCTCTTAATTGCCTACGGCATAAACCTCTATAAATGTTGCAAATTCAATATGTTTAGCTTATAGAAGGGGATAGTATGAAAATAAAAAATGAAGATTATGAAATTATATGCGATACAAGGGAACAAGATACATTAATCCAAGATACTCTTATAAAAAATGGAATACAGGCCACTAGAGAAAAATTAAATACTGGAGATTATGCTATTAGATATCAAGGAGAATATATACCTAATATTTTAATAGAAAGAAAAGCAAACCTAGATGAATTGCTAGGAAATCTATTAGATCCAGTAAAAGATGAAAATAAAGATAACCGTTTTATAAGGGAACTAAAAAGAGCAAAAGAAGCAGGAGTTAAATTATTCTTGCTTATACAAGACAAGGATTATTATATCAAACTTTTAAAAGGTGAATATATAAGTCATGTTCATCCTAACGCTAGCGCGGCTATGGTAATTTCATTAATGGCCAAATTCGATAATCTTCATATTATTGCATGTGATAGAAAAGAATCACCTTCAATGGTCCATAAAATTTTATATTATCACTTAAGAGAAGAAATAAAAAGGAAGGAGGGTAATTGATTATGCCACGAGAAAAAGATTCTAGGTTAACAGAAGACCAATTAATTGCAGCAGAATTATTAGTGTATGGTGCAACTAATAAAGAAGTAGCAGACCAATTAGATGTTTGTGAAAAAACTATAATGCGCTGGAAGAAAAGACCAGAATTCATGGAAGAACTTGATAGACAATATGAAGTTGCTAAAAATAAAGTTGACAATCGTATAATGAAATTCTCTAATCAACTTTTACAAAATATTCTCGACCTATCAAGATCAGCTAAGAGCGAGAAGGTTAGACTAGATGCAAGCATATACTTACTTAATAGATTAGCTGGAGCTCCAATTTCTAAAGTGGAAACTAAAACAGTTATTACTCCTGAAACTGAAAAAGAAAATAATAATGAGCCTTCTTGGGATGATTTTAATGATTCAGATGTTATAGAAGGGAATGTAATAGATATAACAGATAGTGAAATATCATAAGAGGGAATGTAGGGGGGCGCTTATCGCGGTCTATATTTACGAGGTGTTGCCCTTAAAAAACTATTTAAATAGTTGATTTAATAATATTAAGCTATAAGAACTATTAAGAGAAGGAATATATTACCAATAGAATAAGGACAAACAAGACAAAGTGCAACGTCTTAGAGGAGCGCACAAGAGGTGTAAGGCAATAGACTGAACATTAAGACTAGTATAATAGAAGATAGTAGTATTAATAGTGTTCTATATAGTATCAATACTTATAAGTTATGATACACTTCGACATAGTAAGTGATATCAATATGTTTACTTGTCTTATAACTTAGTGTCATAAGTAACAAGGCAAAACAAGGGCCTCTCGGTGGGGTAGGGTACTCCAGGTAAGGGGGCGGTGCATTCTATACCCTAGTATTTTCAACGCGTGCGCCAAGCCACAGAGAACTGCTCAGCAAAAAATGAGACTTGAGGGGAAAATGAAACCTCAAAAAAAATCCTACAAAAAATTTTTTGGAAACTTGAGAAAAAATAAAGGGTATGAAACTATAACTGTGGATTAATAAGAAAACGTACTTTGACAAGTGAATATAAAATTTATTACTTAAAATAACTTTAACTGTGGAAATTATAACTTTAACTGTGGTATAATATTAATAAATAATAATACACAGGAGGAAATAAAATGACAGGTAATAAAAAAATAATAACAGTAAAAGAATTTGCTGAAATGTATGGTTTTGGACTTAGATATGCATATGAAATGGTACACACTGTAGGTTTTCCAATGATAAGAACAGGTAAAAAAATAAATATATTAGTTGATAAAGTAGATGCCTGGTTGGAAGAAAATATAGGCAAAACATTCTAACCTTAATAATAGATTTATTCTTTAGCGAATAGAGGTGATGATATGACTATAGGGGAAAAAATCAAATCATTAAGAAAGGATAAAAAAATAACTCAAAAACAATTATCTGAATTAATTGATAAAAATGTAAGAACTATACAAAAATACGAATCGGGCGAAATAATACCACCTTTGGAGATGTTAATAGAAATATCAGTAGTTTTAAATGTTCCAATGGAGTATTTTGTTGATTTAGATGAAGTAAAAACAAAGTATGTAGATAAGTTAAAAGACATGAAAGAATTCTTACAAAACAGAGAAGGTTGGGATTTAAAAGAACTTATACAAGATATGTCAGAAAAGACGAACCTTCTTAAATGCAATTCATTTAATTGTGATTTATCTATTGCATTAGATGAGTGCAGTATAATTTGGGGAACATTAGATGGACAAGCTGACTTCTTATGTGGATTAGATGATTTTATAGATAAATATACTGAAATTTTTATAAAAAATATATGCAATTTAATAGACTCATACAAAAATACAAATTACTAGAAAGAGAATAGACAACATGAATATACTAAATTTACCAGAATTTGAAGTTTTAGACACAATACAAGATGACCACGATATGACGGTAATAGTAAGACCAGTTAAAGAGCCTGTAGCTTGCCCAGAGTGTGGTGGAGTTGAATATTATAAGCATGGCAAATCAAAACGATTTGTAAGGGATTTAAACAGCTTTGGGAAACGTGTAGGGATTGAAATACATACACATAGATATAAATGTAGATACTGTGATACAACATTTAGCCAACATTATGAAAGCATAGACGATAGAGATAAAATCACTATTCGTTTAAGAGAACAGATAGAAAAAGAATCTCTTAAAAAGCCGTTTGCTAATATAGCAGAGGAATATAGTATCTCTCCTACCACAGTCAAGCGAGTGTTTAACAGTTACATAGAAAAGTTAGAAAATGATATGACCTTCCTTACTCCAGTTATATTAGGAATAGACGAGGCGCATCTTAACAAGAATATGAGAGCCGTTTACACCGATATAATTGGACGTAAGGTATTAGATATCCAACCAAGCCGTAAGAAATGCGATGTGAAGGCTTTTCTAAGTAAATTGCCTAATAAGAATAACATAGAAGTAGTAACCATAGATATGTGGAGATACTACAAAGAGGCAGTATATGAGGAGTTGCCAAAAGCTCAGGTAATCGTTGATAGATTCCATGTAATACAATTAGTTAACAATGCTTTAGAAGGTGAGAGAAAGTCGTTTAAAGGCTCATTAGACAAGAAACAAAGGTCTAAATTGTTAAAAGATAGATTCTTGCTACTGAGGAATAAAGAGGATTTAAATGCTAGACAGATTTGGGATATGCAACTGATGTTTCTGGACTTTCCACAGTTAAAGTTAGCCTATGAGTTAAAAGAACAATTTAGGGATATCTATAAACATGATAATCGAGAAGATGCTTTAAAGGCTTATGAGGACTGGAAGAAAGCAGTTCCAAAGGATATGAAATACTACCAAGATGTAATCAAAACAGTTGATAACTGGCAGTATGAGATATTTAATTACTTTACATGTAGAATTACAAATGCTTATACAGAGAGTTTAAACAACTTGATTAAGAACATCGAGAAAGCTGGGAGAGGTTACTCATTTGAAGTGCTTAGAGCAAAGGTGTTATTCGGTACAAGTGCTACTAGAAAACCTAAATATACAAGAGCAAATACAAGTAACAAAACATATACATTTACTACGGCATTTAGTTGGAATGATTTCGTAGGAAGTACAAAATTAACAGAAGGTTTCGGAGTAGATATTCCACAACTACTAGAGGTATTAGAGAGTGATAAATTTTAATTCACTCTCTTTTCTTTTCCACAATTAAAGTTATATACCCAAAATAAAAAGCCTACTTAACAGTAGACTCTTTAAGAAGTTGAATAGCTTTATCTAAAAGTTTAGATATTGGAACAGATGATTGGTTAGAATATTCTTTAAGCCATTGATACAACTCTTTATCAATAGCGGAACCAATTGGAACTCTGTTTTTTAAATCTTTTCTTGCCAAAATAATCACCTCGAGTTAATTATAAAATATATTACAACTGATTACAACTGATTGTAACTGATATAAGTTTGTAATATAATATAATTAAGAGGTGAGATAGAATGTATTTTGGAATTTACTCAATAACAAATGTAGTAACAGGTGATATGTATATAGGACAAACAATCCAAGATTTTGAAAAAAGATGGAAAAGCCATATAAGTGCTTTAAATAGAGGTAATCATGATAATGAATATCTTCAAAGAAGTTGGAATAAATATGGAGAAGATGCTTTTAAGTTTAAAGCTATACATTATTGTGATGAACTTGACATTTTAAATGATTTAGAAAAGTATTATATAAAAAAATATGATACTTATAATAATGGATTTAATATGACAGAAGGTGGAGACTATTTTCTAAATGAAATTCCAGAAGAAATACGAAAGAAAAGATTAGAAAATTTAAAGAAAGTAAATAGAGAAAGAAGTGATTATACAGAGCATCAAATTGCTAAGGTTAAGGAAATGTTGTCAGTGCTAGAAAATAATCCAATCTCTATAAAGAAAATATCTAAATTAACTGGAGTTAGAGAAAATATCATTTATAGCATTAAAAATCTTGACTCTTGGATAGATGTGAGATCCGATTTAAATGAAAAAATCAAACAATTAAATTTTATAGAGTGTAGAAATAAAAAAATTATAGAGGATTTATATTCTTATAATTATTCTTTAGAAGAACTTTGTAATAAATATAATCTTGCAGAAAATAGCATTAGAACTATTTTTTACAAAGAAAAAATAAAAGATTATGGTAAAGTTTTTAAAGATGTGAAAAATACTCGAATGAAACAAAAATTTTTAAAAGGAATGGAAAAAGGTATCGAAACGTTTATAGATATGGAAAATTTTACCGGACATTCGAGATATACACTTGAAAAAATGTGTGAAAGAGAAGGATTACAAGAACAATGTAAAAAGCTAAGAAAAATAAGAAATAAAAATATGTATAAGAGCAAAGAAAAAGGAGTTAATTATGATATTAAAAGGAAAAGTTGGTTTTTAAGAATAAATTTTAATGGCAAACAGATACCAATAGGTCATTTTAAAACAGAAAAAGATGCTATAGATGCAAAACAACAGTTAATTCCACATATAAAAACTAATGATTATACTTCTATATTAGCAATAAAAGCTAAATATAGTAAAAAAGTTACTCCTAAGAAAACTATTAAAGCAATAAACATAAAAGATAATTCAGAAGAAATTATTGAAGGAATAGGAGTTTGTGCAAGAAAACTTGATATTCCAAGAAAAAGCATAGAAAAAGTGTTACAAGGAAAACAAAAAACAACTTATGGATATACATTTGCATATGTTTAAATGTTAAAAACAAATATTTAAAGTCCATAAATAGGTTTACAACTTTTAAGACTTATGATACAATATAAGTATAAAAGATAATCATAGGGGGTTGTAAATATGAAATATGGATATGCAAGAGTTAGTACTTATTCACAAAAGAAAGATGGTAACTCATTAGAAAGTCAAAGAGAATTATTATTAAATGAAGGTTGTACAGAGGTATTTTCAGATGCTTATAGTGGATTAAAAACAGATAGACCAGAATTCACTAAACTATTAGGGCTTTTAAAAGAAGGTGACACTTTAGTAGTAACTAAATTAGATAGATTTTCAAGAAGTGCATCAGCTGGAATTAAGTTAATAGATTCACTATTGGAAAAAGGTGTTAAGGTCCACATTCTTAATATAGGGCTTATGGATACAACACCTACTGGAAAGCTTATAAGAAATATCTTCTTCAGTTTCGCAGAGTTTGAAAGAGATATGATCGTAGAAAGAACTCAAGAAGGAAAAGCTATAGCAAAACAGAAACCAGGATTTAAAGATGGCAGAAAAAGAGTGTATGACGAGAAAAAAATTAAACATGCTATGAAACTAAAAGAAGAAGGATATAGCTATAAGCAAGTTACAGAAGTAACAGGAATAAGCAAAGCTACACTAATTAGAAGAATGAAAGAATATCAATAAGAAAATAAATAATAATACATTTTAAAAGTCAGAGAAATCTGGCTTTTTTTTATTAGGAATATGTTCCGATTTAAAAATATTGTTGGGAGATTAGAATATAATTATCAGTTAAATATTGGGTGTTCGTTCAAAGGTAGGACACAGGATTTTGATTTCTGGAATAATAGTTCGAATCTATTACGCCCAGCCAAAACATTATAGTAATATAGTTCAGATGGTTAGAACGTGCGTCTGATAAGCGCAAGGTCGTTGGTTCAAGTCCAACTATTACTACCATTTTATAAGGAAAGGTACTCAAGTGGTTAAGAGGGGAGTTTGCTAAACTTCTAGGCCGTAAGGTGCGTAGGTTCAAATCCTATCCTTTCCGTCATTAATAAATAAAGGGGACTATCCATGAAAGAAAATGAAAAAGGTAAAAATTTCAGAAATAAAAAAGAAAAAGAAGAAGTTATTTGCTACTTAAACGGTAGAGCAATGACTAAAAGTAAACTAGAAAAGATTTTTCCTAAAAAGAAGAAAAATAAATCAAAGAGAAAATATGTAAATAAGAAAAATATAAAGGAGTAGTTAATTAGCTGCTCTTTTTTAATGCAAATAAATTTAGAAAGGAGTGGTTAGATGATTTATTTTGATGATATAGAGTTTCCTAATGATAATAAATACTCTATATACTTGATTGATAAATATTTAAAGAAATATTTCCCTAAAAATCAAAATAATATCAAACAAAAATACCTTCCTAATGAAGTTGCAAAAGTAATTGGAGAGAAGGATATAACTTTTTTTAGTTTATATTTTCTTAGGACAACATTTATTCCAAGTGATGACAACAGTGCAAGGGAACTTTGTGAAGAACATTATAAAATATGGAAAGTTCTTTCGGAGGCTTTTGTACAAGATCTATACGATAAACTTAATATAGTAGAGCCTAGGGGACTTGCTAAGTCAACTATATGTGATAAAACACTTGCAATATGGTTACATTGCTATAAAAAATCAAAGTTTACTCTATTAGGAGCAAAAACTGCAGATGATGCCGAGCAATTCTTAAATTCTATAAAAAAAGAGTTTCTAGAAAATGAGCTTATAAAAGATGTATTCGGAAACTTAATAGATTTAAAAGGTAAAAAGCCTAACTCGAAAGATTATTACAAAGTTAACTCAGGAGAAATTGAGTTTACTAATGATACATACATAAGAGCAGTAGGTTCAACTACTTCTGTACGTGGTGCTAACTGGGGAGGTGTAAGACCTACAGTAGTTATTGCTGATGACTATCAATCAGAAGTTGATATTATAACCGAAGATGCTAGAGAAAAGAAATGGAATCGATGGTGTAAAGAAGTTGAAGAAGTTGGAGATACTGCAGTATTTAGAAAAGGCAAAAAGGTTAAAGCAGCAACTAAATTTATAAGCATAGGAACTGTATTACACATTGATTGCTTAATAAGTAGACTTAGCAGAAATAGAGATTATCATACTATTATTAATAGAGCTGTTTTATTAGAAGATGGTCAAACTATTGATGATATATTTGAAAGTAATTTATGGCTTCAATGTAAAAAAATTTATTTTGATGACAAAATAGAAGATCCTCAAATACAAGCTAGAAAATTTTATGATAAACATATAGATAAAATGAAATATCCATTACTATGGGAAGAAAAATGGGACTTTTTCAATGATATAGCAGTTAAATATTGGACTAATAGAAAATCATTTATGTCAGAAAAAATGAACGATGCTAGTACACTAGGAGTTAGATGGTTCAAAGCCATAAGAACTCAATCAGAAGAAGAAATTGAGGACCATACATTCCTAAAAACAATGTTATGTGTGGACCCTGCAGGTGAACAATCAAGAAGATCTGACTTCTTTGCAATGGCTGTAGGTTCTTTAGGTGAAAATGATTTTAAATATGTTAGAAGAATGATATTAGCTAAAATGAGCTATAAGGAATATTGTCAGACAGTTATTGACCTTTTGAAGGAATATACTGAGATAACACATTTATATGTAGAAAAAAATACATATTTAGGGGCCGATGTTACTACTATTACTGAAATGATTGACAAAGATTATGAGTTGAAGCGCAGAAACATTATAATTCTTAATGAAATGTCTAGAAGAAATAAAGATGAACGTATTTCAACCATAATAGAAGAAGTAAATAATGGCCAATTAGTTTTTAATAATAACAACAAAGATTTTACACAACAAATATTAGACTTTCAAGGTACGGCTTATAGTCCTCACGATGATGCCCCAGATATAATAGCTGAGTTATCTAGAAGGTTAATCGAAATAGAAGTAAAAAATATAATAAGAATTATAGATAGACGAAAACTAGGTGTTTAATATGAAAAAATATAAACATATTGATGAGGTTTTAAAAGTTTATGATGTTCCGAAAGAGTTATGGGAATCTGAAAGTTTAATGAAAGAAAAACCGAACTGGAATAAGACAAATTATACCGAGTCGGAAAAAATATACCAAAATAAAGAATTTATTATATTGAAAGTTAAAAGCAATAAAAAGATTGGATTTATTGTATATAATACGAAAAAAGAGTGGGAAAATGGACACTCTCATTTAAATTCTAGAACTATTGCAGAAATAGTAATAAAAAATGTAATTTACAAAAGAAAACCTAAAACAAATAACTTGTATGTGCTTAAAAGTCATGCAAGAGTTTCAAATGATGAAAAATATATCAAATTTATTGAAGAATTAATAGAAGTGAAAAAGAGTAAAAGTAAAAATAAATATGTAAATAGGAAAGGGGGGAGAAAATGAATAGTCTTAATAATTTAGTTTTTAACTTAGCTAAAATAGGAAATGTATTTAACAACTTAAATATACCTGAAAATTTAAAACTTGTAAGATATTCATATATGGATTACATTACAAAAGTAATGGAGTATGAAAAAATATATGAATATTATTGTGGTGAAAGTAAAGCTTTAAGAGAATACAAGATGATAACCTCCAGATCTAATTTAAAAATCAATACTAATTTTATAAAAAAATTCATTAAAGAAGAAACTAGCTATACAGTAGGAAATCCTGTGACTTATGAAAGCACTTCTGATGAGGAAATGCAACTTATTGAAAAAATGAAAGACATTTTTTATGATTGGGATGAAAATCACGATGCACATTTAATGAATTATTTAAATTTATTTACAAGAATATATGAATTATATTACATAGATACAGACGGTAATTTCTCGGCTAAAATTATAAAACCAACTGAAGGGTATGCTTATAGAGATTATAATGGAGAAACTTTATTTTTTGTTCATTTCTTTGATGCTGAATTTGAAGAAGATGTAGAAGTAAATGGCCAAATAATATCTGTAAGACCTAAATATATTGATGTATATACAAAAGATTTTATATATCATTTTAATGACAATTTCGAAGAAATAAGAAGCAAAGACAGTAACAAATTCAAACGAGTACCTGTTTCTGTAGGTGTTATAAGTACAGAAGATTATAAAGATAGCTTAGCAAGAGATATTGCTGGATTACAAGATGCACTAGAAACGAATCTTTCTGATATGGGTAATGAAATTTCTGATTTTAGAAATGCTTATATGGTTCTAGAAAATTGTCAATTTGAAAAAGATGAAGATTTAGAAGAAATGAAAGCAAAAGGGATTCTAGAAGTTGGAAAAGACGGTAAAGTTAAATGGTTAATTAAAGATATAAATGATACTTTTGTACAAAATACAATTGATAGATATATAGATTTAATTTATCAAATTGGCTGTCACATAAACCATAATGAAAAACTACAATCTAATCTAAGTGGTATAACTCTTAGAAGTAGATTAATATCTCTTGAAAATAAGTGTACAACATTAATAAAATCTCATAAAAATATACTTAAAAATAGAATTAGATTTATATGTGACTATTTAAGTATGAAGAAAGAAGGAGATTTTAATTATAAAAGGATTAAAATCATTTATACCCCAAATATACCACAAGATAATCTTTCTACTGCTCAAATGCTTAGTCAAGTTCCTGATGGAGTTATATCTAATCAAACAGCAAGAACTTTATTTGGATTTATAACTAATCCACATCAAGAAGGAGAACAGGTTAAAAAAGAAATGGAAGAAAATCAGCAATTTGAAGATGAAAGTTTAGGTGAATTGTATGGCAATAAACACCAACACACAGAAACAAACCTCGAATAATAGAAATGCTGAAGAAACTAAAAGTTTCATGGAAAAAGCATATAATCAAGCTGAACAGGAACTTGAAAAATATCTTAAAAAGATGAATAAAACAGATAAACAGATTAGAGAGTTGATGGAAACTGCTAATTTTGCTTATCAAATAGAAAAAACATCAAAAGATTATGAAAGCGCTGAAAGATTTCTTGTTATAGCAGTATTAGCAATGTTAAATAATGAAGATGAATGGCTTGAGAATTTAATAGATAATTTCTTTGATGAAATGTTTGAAGAAATCGTAGAGTACTTTGGATACTTTGTAGACAATGAAGAAAAACAGAAAATATTAAACAGAAAATATGAAGGTAAAACGTATAAACAAAGAATAAAAATCAATATGGCTAGAATAAATAATCGAACTAAAAAAAGATTAAAAATAGCGTATAAAAAGAGAAATTTATACAATATCGCATCATGGTTAACACCAAGGCAAAAGATGAGTAGAAAAAGAGCAAGAGGGATATTGATATCTGAACTTAGTAGAATAGCTAATGATATATTTATTCATTGCAATAAAAATAAAAAGTTTATGTATTGTTCAGTTTTAGAGGAAAGAACATGTGGCGATTGTGAAAGTATGCATGGTACTATTTGGAACGCAGAAGAGGCACGAGACTTAATACCTCAGCATAATTTCTGTAAATGTTATTTTTTAGTTTTAAATGAATAGAAAATAAGGAGGGACAAGATGTTACCAGCATATTGGAATAGAGAAAGTTTTAGCGATTACGTAAGAAGAATGCAAGGAACAAATAAAAAGACTAAATGGAAAAGAAATAGAAGATAATAGGAGGTAGTAAATGAGAGAATTAAGTACAATACAAAAGAGAGAAAAATTAAATGATGTTTATGCAGTAGATGAAATAGGACCAGGAGGAGCAAATCATCAATATGTAATTGTACCTCATAACGTAGATGTTACAGATGAAATAATGGAATATGGATATTTAGTTAAAATAAAACTTCAATGTGGGCCAAGAAAAGATGAAAATTCACAGCATGGAGTTATAGATACAGATTTACTAGAAATAGTAAGAGATAGAATGAAAGCTTTTCAAGCTGGACCATTTGCCAGTGAATACAATGAAAAAGCATTAGAACATATAGAATTAGCTTTAATGTATCTTAATCGTAGAGTTGAAGATAGAATTGAAAGAAATGTATTAGGAACAAATAATAAATAAGTTTACATAATGCAACTTATTTAAATCGATTCTAAGGTGCTTGCAAAAAGTTCCTTGATAGTTTATACCTTTGGAAATAAATAGAAATTACATAAAGAATGATTGAATGGAAAAATTATTTAATTTTGCATCATTACCTAGTGATGCTATAGAAGTTAAAGTAATAAAAAGACCAAAACAGAAACCGTTAAAAAAGTTAAAATTAAATGAAAATACTTATTATTTATCCGAAGATGATGAAAATTATTATACTTTTGTGTATAAGAGTTTCACTAAGGATAAAGTAAAGAACCAAGTAGTAGCCAGTATATTTAATAAAGGAAAGTGCAAAAATGCAGATTGGTTTGAGTTGGCTCAATTATATAACGACAAAATAAATGAGTATAATCACAAATCTTATGTGCATAGTCAATATATCACAGATGCAATATTGACTGAAATATATAAATTAACAAGATAATAAAGTCCGAAAGGGCTTATTTTTATGCTCCGAAATGAGGGTAAACTAAAAAATGTCACTGGTTCATTTTATGAGTTAGTGGGATAAGGAGAATTTATATGAAAAAAAGTGAATTATTAAAACTTGTAGAAAAGTTTGACAATGAAGATAGTATAAACGAAGTATTGTTAGGGACTGATGTTGCAAAGCAAATTAAAGCGAGTGCACTAACTTTAGACAACTTTAAAACATTAGCAGATAGTAATGCCGATTTTATAGCTTATCTTGATAGTTTAAAAGATACACATGTAAACGCCGTTATAAAAACAATGAAAGAAAAAGGAACTTGGGAAAAACAATTCAGAGATGTAATTGAAGAAAAATACCCTGATTTGTATAAAGTCGAAGATCCTGTTATTGCTGCTTTACAAGAAAAAGTTGCTCAAATGGAAAGAGAAAAACAAGAAGCAGATAAAAAAGTTGCTCGTCAAGAAAAAATTAATGAAGCTATTAAAAGAAGAAAAGAAAATCAAAAGAATGCAGATATACTTGAATTATTAACTGCAGATTCATTAGAAGATAGATTATCTGATGAAAATTTAACTAAATTTGATACTTTAATAGAAAATATAATTAAAAAAGATAGAGAAACTTATATAAAACAAGGTAATTATCCTCCTGGTGCTGGAAAAGGTGAAGGTACTGGAGGAAGTGGAGAAAAGCCACTAACATTACAAGAAGCTATGAAAATAGCAAATGAAAATCCTGATGTAAACATAGACAGTTTAATGTCTAGAGTTCAAACATCAACTAATAAAGAATAAGGAAGGAGGCAAATAATATGCCTGGAATTTTTGATAAAAAAATATTTAATACAGAAGTATTTAATAAATATACTGAAAGAGTACCTAACTTAAGAAAAAATGAATTATTAAAATCAAGAGCCTTAGTAGCTAGAAATGATTTAAAAGCTGCAATGACAGACCAAGTAGGTGGAAACTATATTGTAACTCCATTAAAAGGTTTAATAAGTGGTTCTACTCCTTCTAATTATGACGGGGAAACTGATATAGAAGCACAAAGTACAGAAACTTACATGCACTCAAGAGTTGTTGTAGGTAGATCTCAAGCATGGACAGAAAAAGATTTTTCTTATGATATAACTGGTGGTGTAGATTTTATGGAAAATATAGCAGCACAAGTTGTTGATTACTGGGATGAAGTAGACCAAGATACAATTTTATCTATATTAAAGGGTATTTTCTCTATGACTGGTGCTGGAAATACACCTTTTGTTAAAAACCATACTGCTGATATAACTAAAGAGTTAGAAGCAAATACTATGGGAGTAACTACTTTAAACACTGCTATGCAAAGAGCATTAGGGGATAATAAATCTAAGTTCTCTTTGGCTATAATGCATTCAGCTGTAGCAACTAATTTAGAAAACTTAAACTTACTAAATTATTTAAAATACACTGATAAAAGTGGTGTTCAAAGAGATTTAGGATTAGCAACATTAAATGGTAGATTAGTGGTAATTGATGATTCAATGCCTACTGAAGAAATACCAGCACAATATATGAAAGTTGATTCAACTGTTGAAGGTGCACTAAAAGTAGTTGCAAGTAGTGCTACTGGGGCACAAATAAATAAAGCAGATGTAACACCTACTGTTGATGGATATACTGCTGCTAATGATGATTATGTTGTAAAATTACCTGCATATACAGCTTATACTACATATGTTTTAGGAGAAGGGGCTATAGAATATACAGATGCAGGGGTAAAAGTACCAAGCGAAACAGATAGAAATCCATCTAAACATGGTGGAGAAGATACTTTATATACTAGACAAAGAAAATGCTTTGCTCCATATGGTATAAACTTTACAAAATCATCTATGGCTACTTCATCACCAACTACTGCAGAATTAGAAAAAGGTGCAAACTGGGAATTAGTAAATACTACTGCTAGTTCAAGCAAAAAATATATCAACCATAGAGCAATTCCTATAGCTAGAATAATTTCTCGTGGCTAAGGAGTTGTTGTAAATGACTTCTTATGATTTATTATTACGAAAAAGTTTCCCTAATTTAAATGAATCTGATTTAACTATACATAAACAGTTAGCTATCCAAAAGCTATTACTTTATTTTAAGAATAGACTTAATAGAAATATAACTGCTGAACAATTAGAAACAGAGTATGGATCCGCTCTGTTTCTTTTAATTTCTAATGCGGTTAATTTCAATGCTAATTATTCGAGTGTAAAAGGTATTAAATCAATTTCACAAGGGAATAAGAAAACTACATTTGATGAAAGTGTAAGTTCTATTAATTCTGGTGGAGCTTATGACATAACTGATGAAATAAAAGAACTTTTACCTGTAGCAGCAGTTAAATTGAGAGGCTAGGTGATAAACATGTTTGGATATGACGAAGATAGTGCAACTTTATTTAATATTTCTTTAGATGAAAAAAGAAAACCAGTTTATCACCGTACTTTTTTAACAGGTATAGATTGGCAACAAGCTACAGGAGTTAAATTTTTAAAGACAACTGGTTCATCTGCCGATATAGATAATAAAATTTTAATATTTGTAAAATATGGGGCCTATGAAGGCAAATCTTATATAGGCCCTAAAAAATTTAGTCAACTTGAAGATAAAAGTAATTATTATACATTCAACGAAGGAGAAGATATACTCCTAAAAGGAATACATGACATTGAAATCACTAATTCTCAAGAGTTTAACGATATTCAAAGAAATTATGATGATGTAGTTAAAATTATTAATGTTACTAAGTGTGAATTAACTAAGCACTTTGAATTAGGATGTGAGTAAAATGGGAGGATTAATAGCAAAAGCAAAAATTCAAATAGATTATGACAAAGTTATAAGTAAAAGTAAACTTGAGCAAGGGCAAAAACAATTTGTAAGTCTTGTTAGAAGTAAATCTGACCCATATGTACCTTTTTTAAGTGGAGATTTAAAAAATACTGCTAAAGAAAATAAAAAAAGTATTACATATAGTCCTTATCACAGAGGTTTAAAATCATATGCAGCTAAAAATTATTATACAAATGCAGGTATGGGAAGACAAGGTTTGAATAGAGGTGGAAAAAGAGGTAGAATGTGGGTTCCACGAATGTGGGTCAATGAAGGTAATTCAATAGTAAATGAAGTTGCTAAAACCATTGGAGGAAAAGCTACAAAATGACAATTAACTTAAATGATATTGAAAAAAGAACTGTTACAGATAAATTAATAGACTTTTTTTTATCTTGCCCTTTAATTAATGAAAAATCACCTATTTCAGCTGATTACATAGGAGATGAGATACAAACCTATTCAATTGACGGGTCGCCTTCTGAAACTATCATAAAAACTTATATTGATGGTTCTACAGAAAGACAATTAATATTTGATTTCACTAGTAGAGAAAGTGTCGAAGCATACAATAACGAGAAAAATATTAGCTTTTATGAAAAATTAGCTGAATGGGTTGAAATACAAAACATTCAAGGAAATTTACCTCAATTAAACTACCCGCTTATTCCTGAAAAAATTGAAGTTTTAACTCATGGATATGTTGAACAAATGAGTGCTAATAAAGCAATTTATGTTATTCAAATGAAATTTATTTATACAAAAATGGCTGAATAGCCTAAAAGGAGGGATTATAATGGCTTTAAAAAGAAAAGATTTTGCTGATTATTTAAATGTAAGTAAAACACAAGAAGCATCATATGTATTATTAGGCTATGGTGTTGAAAGTTTAGACGAAGAACCAGGTGCTCAAACTGATACAACTTGTTATATTAATGATGAAACTTCTTCTACAACTATAACTAAGTATGAAACTCAATTCCCTTATACTTCTGAAATTATAATAGAACAAGAAGCAATAAAAAGTTTATACTTAACTGGCAGAAACCATGAAACTGGAACAGATGCAGAAAGGGATTATGTTCGTGTAGATATGTTTGACCCTGTTTCAGATAGTGCTGGAACTTACAATGCAAGAAAATTTAGAGTTGCAAATGAAGTTTCGACTTTTAGTGGAGAAGGTGGAGAAAAAATGAAAGTAGAAGGTACTTTACATGCAATAGGAGATCCTATTCAAGGAACTTTTAATGTAACTACCAAAACATTTACACCAACCACTACACAAACTTCTAATACACAACAAAACCAAGCTACTGAATAATAAAAAATAGGAGGTTAAAATATGAATTTTAAAATAAATGGTGTTGAAGTAGAGTTTGATTTTTTTGATATGGATGAAAAGGAAGATTTTGATGCAATATTTTTAACAGCTAATGAAAAAATACAAAAATTAAGTAATGAGCATAAAGATTTTGATACAAAGTTTGGAAAAGCATATTGTGAAGTAATAGTTAATATGTTCGAAGATTTATTTGGTGAAGAAAAGACTTATGAAATTTTCCAAGGAAAAACAAATATAATGAAATGTACAACGGCAGTAAAAGATTTAGCTAAGGCTAAATTAGAACATGATAAATTATTCCAAGAAACTTTAAAAGAAATTACTGGATTAGATATTGATGTATTTGGTGAAAAACCATTAAATAGAGAGCAACGTAGAGCTAGAAAAAAATATAATCAATGAACTTAAATATTTTAACCGATTATTTACCTACAACAATAGAAGTTCAAGGAGTGCGATATCCAATTAACTGGGATTTTCGCACTTCTATTCTATTTGAACAGTTAATGATGGATGACAATGTTGATGAAGAAAAAAAACCATGGGAGGCTCTTAATCTCTATTTTGGATATGAAATTGAAACAATTAAATGTATTAATACAAGTAACATGAATGAATTTACAAAACAAATGCTACTTTTTTATAGATGTGGTAAAGAAATAGAAACTTCTCAAGATAACGGAGAAAACAACTCAGAAACTCAAAAAATATATGATTATGAATACGATAGTTCATATATTTATGCTGCATTTTTACAAATTTACAGAATAGACCTTCAAGATATTGAAGATTTACATTGGTGGAAGTTTAAAGCTTTATTTAATTCTTTAACAGATGATTGTAAATTCATGAAAATACTAGGATATAGAAATGTTGATTTATCTAAAATCAAAGATAAAGAAAGAAAAAATTTCTACAAACAGATGAAAAAAATATATGCTTTACCAGGTTCGATTAAAGAAAAAGAAAAACAAGCTTTAATAAACGAAATGTTGATGAGAGGTGAAGATCCTAGAGAATTATTAAGACAATAATTTATTTTCGTACTATAATATATATAGGGGGGATGAATTATGAAAAAGGAATCTCAAATCGATTTAAAAGTTGTTTTTATTATTGCAATAATTATTTTTAGTTTAAGCATATTAGTTGTTGTAGCTAAAACATTAGCAAATACAGAAAATGAGAAAGATATACAAAATACTGAACAAATTTATATTTTAAACGATACTGAAACTAAAGAAGTTTTTTCTAAGTATCATAAACTTTACAAAGAAAGTATTGATTTAATAGATGAAGGTATTAGCGGGAAAATATCCAAGAAAATTTATAATGAAACAAAAAATTTAGCTGATGATATAAGAAATCTTAATTTGAAAGAAGAATATAAATCAGATCAAAACAATTTAGCATTAACTTTTGAATATTTAAATAAGTCAATGCAAGCTTATAATGATTATATTTATTTTCAAGTCAATAGAAGAGATAAATTTGATACGAGTTATAAGCATTGTTTAGATGATTATAATGATTATCTAAATAAATCACAAGCATATTACAGTTTAATAGATTAATTTCAAGAACACTTCGGTGTTCTTTTTTTATGCCTAAAAAAGGAGGTGAGAGCAAATGGCGGCAGATGGAAAAGTTGTTATAGAAGTTTTACTAGAATGTGATAAAGTAGAAGGCCAATTAAATGAACTTAAAAATGCTTTTGCGGATTTAGGTAGTGTTGGAAATGTATTTGGCGAAATGAGTTCTCTTGTAAATACATTTTCAAGTACTTTTAGGGCCTTAGAAAAGGTGGTAGGTCCAGTAGCGGCTGGTGTTGTCGCATCTATAACTACAATAGTAACTGCTTTTACAAAGTTATATGATGCAAGTAAGAAAAACTTCTTTGAAAATTTACAAAATATATCCGAAAAACTCCAGCCAATTGTAAGCATTGTTCAAAATGCTACAAGTACAATTTTAAATTGTTTTAGTCAAGTCACTGATTTTTCATTTGATTTTAGTTCGTTAATGGCAGATGCAATTGAATTTGAAAGTTCTATGGCACGAGTGTCAGCTATAATGGGTGTTGTTGGTGACGATATAGGTGTTTTAACTGAAACTACAAGACAATACGGAGCAACCACTAGGTACACCAGTGTACAGGTAAGTGAAGCTTTTAGCTATATGGGCATGGCTGGATTTTCATTACAAGAGTCACTCGCGTCAATCCAAGATGTTTTAAATTTAACTACGATTGGAGCCACAGATCTCAGGCACAGCTAGTGATATTGTCACTGATGGGTTAACTGCACTATCGATGTCAGCATCTCAAGCCTCTAATTTTGTTGATTATATGGCTGCAGCTATTACTAGAAGTAATACTACTGTGGAATTAATGGGTGAAACAATGAAATACGCAGGTAGTGTTGCTGGTACTTTAGGCGTATCCATGGATGATTTATCAGTAGCTATAGGCCTTATGGCCAATAGTTCAGTGAAGGGAAGTCGTGCAGGGACTGCATTAAGAACATTGTTATCAAATTTAAGTGCTCCTACCGATTCAGTGGCAACTGCTATGCAAAAATATGGTATATCTCTTATTACTGCAAAAGATGGTTCTGTAGACTTGGATAAAACTTTAAGAAATTTAAGAACAAGTTTGAAAGGATTACCTTTAGTAGAACAAGCGGCCGCTTGTAAAAATCTTGCTGGTAAAACTGGTATGACAGGTCTTTTGGCTATTGTTAATGCAACTGATGAGGCTTATGATAGTTTAACTGCTAGCGTTCAAAACTCTACTCAAACAGTTTCATACTGGAATCAAAATTTAGGTGAAATGGGTATTACAGGTAAAGAGTGTAGCGATAGAATAGAAACATTGAAAGAGGTACTTGGTGAAACGGAATATCTAGGTGCAGCTTTTAATATGACAACTCAAGACATGGCACTTGCATTACAAGTTTTAGGCTCTAATGCAAAAGTAACATCTGATAATGTAGAGGATTTATTTAGTGTTTTAGATGCCATGAGAAATCCTACAAAATCTCAACAACAACAATTTAAAAAATTAGGACTAACTTATAGAGAAATTAATGATGATGCTTTTGACTATAGCGCTACCTGTGACATGATAAATGAGAATACTGTAGGTATAGTAGATAATGCTAAAAAATTAAATGGAGTTTTAAGCAAACAAGAAATAATTGATAAATTAAGCCCTAATATGTCTTTAAAAGAGGCAAATGCGGTACTAAAAGAATACGGATTAAATGCCAAAAGTGCATCAACTGGACAAATAGATTTAATAGCCAATTTAACTCAATTAAGAAATAAATTTAAAGGAATGGATGAATCTACTAGAGAAGCAACGTTGAGTAATTTAGGTTTATCTGATTCTTTAGATGAAATAAATGAAATCTGTAATTTATCTGATGAACAATTTAAAATGTATTGTGACAATTTAAAATTAGTTACAGGTTTATCAGAAAAAATGGCTGAAGCAATGGATGAAACTACTAAAAATAAATTATTAGTATTATCATCTGCTTTACAAGATGTTGCTATTGAAGGGTTTGAAGCATTAAAGCCAGCTATTCAAGGTGCATCTGAAAAATTAGCTAACTTTTTTAGTATTTGGAGAAGTGGAAATTCAAGTGGCGAAACCGAAAAGGGTCAAGCTTTATATACATTTGATAATTTAAAGAAGGCATTAGATAATTTACTAAATGATATAAAAAATGCAGATATTACAGGAGCAATACAAACAGCAATTTCTAAAGTAAATACATTTATAACACAAGGTGGATTAAGTAGAGTATTAGACATAGGCAAAGAAATTATACATCAAATTTGCCAAGGTATTATAAATAGTAGAGGCGATATAAGAGAAGGTATTTCAAGCGCAATCAAACAAATCTCTGAATTTGTTAGAGATGTAGCCCCAGAAATAGAAGAGGCCGGAAGAGTTATTTTAGATGCTATTAGAGATGGTATAAAAAATAATTCACAAGATATTCATGATGCTTTAGATGGAGTAGCATCTGTTATGAATTCTTGGATACAAGGTAGTGAAGAAATAAAATCATTGACTGGTAATTTTGCAGATATATTTATTGATAGTTTAATTGAAAATCTTAAATCTAGGACAGTCGGAAGGGCAAGTGAATTATGGAATGCAGCTACAAGTTGGTTAACACATTCCAAACCAGATTTCTCTAAAGGTTTGACTGGATTTTTTACAAAAATATCTGATTGGTTTACTGGTGAATCTTATGCTGCTGAAACAACTGGAAATGAAAAAGAACTTAGTACAAACAAGAAAAACAGTAAAAATAGCAATAAAATAAACAGTAAACTTTCTAGCATGGATGTTAGTGAAATAAAAGCTTTACAAACTCAATTAACAGCATTACAAACAACTGCTCAAAATGTTTCTAATTCTATTTCACAAAGTTTTACAAATATGCAAAATACTATGAGAACTAGTTTAGTTGGATGCGCCAATATAGCTAGAAATCAGTTTGTAAGTATAACTAATGTTGCAAGAAATCAATGTTTAAATGTGTCTAATATAGTTAGAAATCAATTTGTATCAGTTAGCAATATTATTAAAAATCAAGTAACAAATGCTAGAAATGCTTTAACAACACAAATGATTTCAATTAAAAATGTAACTAATACACAAATTACAGCAGCAAGAAATGCCGTTACAACTCAAATGATTTCTATGAAAAAGGTTATAACAACTCAAAGTAGGGAAGCAAGGAACAACTTTACTAGTCAAATGATTTCTATGAAGAATGTGGCTAGGACTCAATCTACTCAAATAGGCCAAGCAGTTGCTAGTGGTATGGCTACTGGTATTAGAAATGGTACTGCTAGAGCAGTAAGTGCCGCTAGAAGTCTTGTAAATCAAGTCAATGCTGAAATGAAAAAGACTGCTAAGATAAATTCTCCTTCAAAGATAACTACTAAATACGGTGAATATTTAGATGAAGGTTTAATTGAAGGTATGAAAAACAAATCTAAAGAATTATATTCAGTTGCTAGAAGTATAACAACAGAAATGAATGAAAATATGAAAGCAGCCGTTCATGGCGAAATTACTTTATTTAATTTAAATGCTAGTAATAACAACGAAAGTAAAATTATTAATACAACTAATAATAATTTTAGATTAAGCGATGAAGATATTCAAAAATTAGCAGATGCTAATGCACAAAGACCAGTTTCAGTTGAAACGAAAGTAGGAGAAAGTACACTTGCTAAAACTATAGCTAAACCAATTGAAAATTTTAATAAAACTGATACTAAAAGATTAAATAGATTGAAGGGGGAAACAATATAATGTTCAAATTTAATGGCATAGATTTAGAGCTATATGTAAAAGTTATAGAAATTAGTAAGCCAATGATGTCAAGAACCAATTATTTTAAAGAAAATCCTTCAAGACACGGAACAAGTTATCAGGGATATAAATATAATGATAAAGATATAGAAGTTAAATTTGATATAAGAGGTAATACAGATACAGAAGTCCAAAATTTAGCTGATAGTCTTTGTTCTATTTTCGATGTGGACGAGCCAAAAGAATTAGTTGTAGATGATAATAAAAGAATATATTTAGCAATTCCAAATGGAGATATTGACCAAGATAAAATTGCAAAGGGTATTAGAAGAATAAAAATGTCTTTTAGTTGTCCTATACCTTTTTCACATAATCCTAATGCAAAGCTTTATAACGGTGAAAAAACAATTGATATTATAAATGAAGGAAATGTAAGTGCTCCTGGTATAGTAAATGTAGCTTTTAATGGTGATGCTACTTATTGCCAAATTGATGGAGATGATGGAAAAGCAGTATTGATTGGTGAATATCCATCATTAATGAATACAAAAGTTGAAATATCTTCAGTTGTTGTTGATGAAAATTGTGAAACTACTTCAAGATTTGTGTCTGTAAGTGGTGAAGTTGATGCAAATAGAAGTATCACGGGTACTATACAACCAAATGCAAGTGGTAGTAGCTGGTGCATTAAAGCATCTGATTATGGAAGTGGAGAAAAATGGCATGGTCCAGCATTGCGTTATAATTTACCTTCAAACGTTACTGATTTTGATTGCAAAATGGAACTATATCATGATTCTTCCGGTAAACTTGAATATAATGAAACTTATTCAACTGAAGAAACAGCTCGCTATAAAGTTACTGTATCTACAATTAATATGAGGGCAAGTAGAACAACTAGTTCAGCCGTTCTTACTCAAATGAAAAGAGGTACTTATTTAAATATTATACAAGTTGTAGATGGCTGGTTAAACACAACGTATAATGGCAAAACAGGTTGGGTAAAAATATCTGCTGGACTTACTAAAGTAACTACTGTAAGTACAACTTATTATACAACTAATGAGTTAAATGTAAGAGCTGGTCGTGGTACAAACTATAGAATTTTAACTGTAATTCCTAAAAATACACCTATAATAGTTTATACAAATACTAAATCTGGAAATTGGGTACAAGTAAAATATAATGGGGTAACAGGATATGTCCATACAAATTATATAATTGAGGGAAACAAAGTACAAATAGATACAGATGAAAAGTTTGAAACTGCAGAAGATAAATTAGGAATAGTTGAAATTTATGGTTATGATCAGGCAGGTAATAAATTATTTAAAGTTATGTTATGTGATGAAAATGAATATTATGAATCAACGTATCCATTGGTACAAGTTGGAAATGTATATTTTTTACAAGATTTTTCTTTTAGCGTTCCAAAACCAAAACAAAGTACTACTTCATCTGGTAGCGATGATAATCTAACTGTAACTATAAAAAATCTAAAAAGTGGTAAATACGGAAATTGGAATGAATTTAAAGGTTATTTTAGAATCGTTAGAGATAAAAATGAATGGTATGCAGAAATTGTGAAATATAACTCAAGTGGAAATATTGAAAGAACTTTACAAAGTAAAAGAATTAAAAGTGAAAATTATCCAACAGGTGCCTTAAATCATATCGTAGTTTATTTTGGTAAATATTCAGATAAAGAAGTTGTCGATACGATGACTTTTAATAGACTACTTATAAAAAAATTAAGTGAAACAACTGAGGAAAATACGGACATTATTAGATTTAAACAAGGGGATGAATTAAAAGTAGATTTTGCAAATAATGAAGTATTTATAAATAATGTTAAAAGCATGGAAAATGTTAATGTTGGAAGTAAATTTTTCGAGATTCCTCCCGGAACATCAACACTAAAAGTTTCTTCTGATGCTAGTATTACGAGTTCGGTTATTTTTAACGAAAGGTGGTTGGATTAGTGGAAAAACTTGTAACAGAGATTTACATCTTAAATAGAAAAAAGAAAATTATAGATGTATTATCAAATAATGGGACTAATCCTTCTAGTCCTTTTTTTGATGACCTTTTTACAATGTATTTAAGTACTGGTGCAGATACATTCGAATTTTCTACAATATTTAATGAAAGGACAAGTAATATTGAAAATGGTTATTTTGTTCTTTTTTATTTTAAAAATAATTTTAAACTATTTCAAATAATGAGTTCAAAAAATGAGCATACAAATGGAATACTTATAAAATCATGCTATTGTGAAACAGTTGGCCTTGAACTAATAAATAAACCTGTTAGAAAGTCTACTATAAACGGTGATGTATCAACGTTTTTTTCATTAGCATTACAAGATTCTAGTTTTGAATTAGGTTATGTAGATCCAACAATCACTGATTTTAAAACTGTAGTTATAGAAAAACCAACTCCAATATATACTGTAATTCAAGATAATCTATCAACTTATGATATAGAAATTGAATTTACCGTTGAAATAAAGAACAATAAAGTAAGCAAACAATATGTAAATGTATATAGAAAAAGAGGTAAAAATACTCATGTTAGATTTGAATATTCTACTAATGTAGACAATGTTAAAAAAAGTGAGGATTTAACGGATTTTTGTTCAGCATTAATAGGCGTTGGTTCAAATGGTATAGATTTTAAAGATATTGAATGGATTAAGAGTAACGGAAATCCGACTGATAAACCTATGAATCAAGATTTTGTTGTTGATGAAACTGCACATCAATATTTCCATAATGATGATGGTAGTTATATTACAGGTGTTTACGAAAGTAATGCAGATAATTCTGCCGATTTGTTAGATGAAACATGGAAAGAATTGCAAACTAGAAAACAACCTAAAATTGACTATGAAACAAGTATAGTTTTATTTGATGAAGATATTGATATAGGTGATACTGTTTATGTTATAGACCACGAATATACGCCTGATTTATATTTAGAGGCAAGAGTTAGTAAACTAGAATTAAGTTTTACTGATTGGTATAACAAAAGTAAGTGTACTTTAGCTAATTATAAAGAAGTAAAAAGTAAAATACTTAATTTATCTAATCCAGATGATATTTTTAATGAAATTTTAGATTTTTTAGGTGGAATCGGTATAGGAAAATTAACAGACGAAGACCTTGCCAAAATTGAAGATTATCTCTATAAAATGGGTTTAGAAAAAAAAGAAATAGATGAATTATTTAATAAAATTTATGATATTATAGACCCTCCTCCAAAGCCTCCTACAGGTGATGATACTGAGTATGAACCAATTTATCTAAGTACATATAAAAACGGTGTTTGGGTTGGAGATGATAGATTTTACGATATAAAATATTCTGAAACAGTATCTAGTGTAGATACAGATAATGACCAATATTCTCAAGCGTTAGCTTTGTATCAACAATATAATATTGGAAAAAATCAAAACAGTTCTTATTTGGATAATGTAATGTCTAGTAGTAATAATTATAAATTATATGTAATGGTTAATTACTATAGTGAAAAATTCGGCCTAGACCCTCAATTTGTTTATGCAATAATGATGGGTGAAAGTAGTGGTAATCCTTCTGCTCATGGTCAAAGTGCTGGAAGTGGTTACGGCTTATTTGGAATAGAACGTTCTGTATTTTTCAAAGGTTTTAAAGGTACTAGTACGTTAACAATAAAGTATTTAGATGGAAGTACTGAAAGTTTTTATCCTAGTACATCAAATATGACTCCTGGATATGGTGGAACTACAGCAATAAATGGTATTACAGTCGATAAAAATATTTCTAATCAAATTAAATTAGGGTGTTATCTAATTAGACAAGCAATAGAATACTGTCATGGGAATATGTTTGCTGCTTTAGTATCTTATAACATGGGTATAGGTTCGCTTTATTGGATTATAAGTAAATATGTTTGTGATACTTATAATTACACATTTGTTGATAGTTATAGTTTAAGTAAACAATCAAATGCAGTTCAAGCTAAAGTATATGAAGAATTAGATAGTTTAAAGTTTAACTTTGCTGCTTATAGACAAGTTTTAAAAGATACTAAAGGTCTAGGAACTCCAACAAATGTTGAAGGCTATTTGAAGTGGTATAAAATTATAGACGGTCAATTACCTTATTACAAAGATAAAAACGGAAATAAATTAGGATATGGAGTTGGAAAGTCTACACCTAAATCATCAGCTCAATTAAATGCAACAGATACTAGAAATAAAATTGTTGAGACTGCTAAAGCTATAGTTAGCCAACATGTGAATCAAAAGATTGCGACATATGACCAAGCATATAGAACTTGGAACTTTAAAAAGCCAAATAGACGAAGTGGTTACTACTATGGAATTAAAAATCCTATTTGTTATGATTGTAGTTCATTTGTATCATGTTGTTATGGAGAAGCTGGTTTAACCAGTGTATTTCATGCAGACTCTACTTGTTCAGGAGGAACTCTTGTAAAATATGCAACTGCAAAACCTGGTTATAAAATGTGGAAGGTTACTACTGCAGGACTTAATGAGGCAAAACCTGGAGATATAGTAATGGATGCAAATTTTGCTGTAACATCCAGCAATCTTACCGCCTCATATATGAGCTTATGGGGAAAAACTCATCATACTATGATTTATATCGGAGACGGAAAAGTAGCTCATGCTAGTCAATGGGCATATCATCCAAATGCTATAAAGATTTCCAGTATAACTTATTATATCAATAAAGGGACTTCTTTCTTTTTAAGACCTTATGATTTAACAGAAGCAGATAATAGAACTGCTACCGAAACACCTTCTGTTGAAGAAACGGACTTTAATGAAGTATACATAAAAGCTCTTAGATTAGCAAATGCGTATAATTTTTATGATAGTAATAATAATCTTCTTACAAAAGTTAAAGGTTTTTATAGTGATGATAATAAAGCTTATCCTGATGTTACTCCATATGTACTTATACATTTTGGAATAAATGATTTAAGTCAAAACGGTATTGATGGAATAAAGACACTAGCAAGTATTTTAAGAAATAAATATAGAAATACACCGATATTTATTTTAAAAGAGTTACATGTTGGGACTGCGTATGCAAATTATGAAACTGTAAATACAAGTATAGATGAACTAAACACACAATTAAAAAACTTTTGTGATAATGAAGATAACATCTTTCTTTTAGATATTTCTAGTTCTGTTGAAACTTATACAGGTGTTTTAAATTCAGAATATACAACAGATGGATACAGATTTAAAGATAATGCTAGTAAAAAAGTTTTTTATGATGCAATTACAAGTAAATTACTATCAACAGCAATAGGTTATAAAGAAAAAGATAAAACAGATGATAGTGGAGAAAGTTCTGATAAAGAAGATAAAGATAATACAACTGTTGCAGAAACTGTATCTATAGTTATGCAAGCTAATAAAAAATATGAATATGGTGTTGTTAAAGATCTTACATTTTTACTACCTACAGTTGTAGTTGATTCGTTTTATAGTAGAATTATTTTTAAAACTCCGAAGGATTCCGAACCTATGAAATACTATCAATCTAAAATAGTTTATTTGCAAGGAACTGATTGTCTAAATGGTCAATTAATTCCAAAAGCAGATACTACTTATAACATAATTGTTATGCCAAATGCAAATAAAGACTTAACATCAGAAAAATATTATGGTTCCGTTACTGGAGTGAGTAGTGGTGGAAATTATAAAGAATTTACTACTTTTGTTGGAGGAATTAAAGTAGCTGAAATTGCTCAAACATATTTAAATCAAACTGGCTTAAGATACGGAGAATTTACTTTTACAATCAATTTAGAACCAACAAACTTTCCAAATAATATGAGTGGAAATTTAAATAAATGGTATGATTCCAGTGTAAATAAAGCCAATATAGACGGTAGTTCTTTAGTTATGCTTGCTTATTTAGGAATAACTTATAAAAACAGTGCTTATAATAATCATTCTCTAAAAAAATTAGTTAAAAATACTAATTATAGTTGGACCTTTAAGTTCCCACGTATAGCATCAGAACAAGCTAGATATTGTATTCAAAAAGGTTGGGTTCTAAATGAGGCTGATTTAACTAATTTTACGAATTTAAAAGCAGGAGATTTATTATTTTATGATAGTGATACTTTTGACAATGAAAGATTTATGAATATATCACATGTTGCAATTTGTGTAGGTGAAGTAGACGGAGTTATGTCTTTAATAGAAGCAACTATCTGTGAAAATGGAGTAAGAGTTAAATCTGTTGAATCTACTACTTCAGACAAATTATTATTTGTAGCTAGACCAAGAATATTATCTTAAGGAGAGTGGTTATTATGAACAAAGAAACGGTAACTAGAGAGTATAATAACTACTCTGATAGTTATAATGCTTTATTTAATATACTTACTAATGTGATAGCAAACAAAGAAATAAAACAGGATGATGTATATGATTTAGAAGAGGCACATGCATCTTATGTTAATAATGCTGAAATTATAAGGACAGCATTAAATCAAGAAGATGAAAATATTGCGACAGATAAGCTTGAAAAAAGTAAAGTTATTACAAAAGAAACTATTTTAGATCTTCTAACAGAAGGTGGTACAAGAAATATATTCTATCAAGGCAATGATGGAGAAATATTAATTGATGGTCAAGGTGTACCAGCTCTTGTTTTATTAGCAAAGAAATTGAATTTAATAGCAACAGATGGAGAAGATGAGTCAAGTATTACATTGACACCTACATTTATACAATTGTTAGCAGCTAGTGATATACTTCTAGGAGCAAATAATATAAAACTTGAAGGTTATACCACTATTAATGGTGGCTTTAAAATTGATGAAAATGGCAATATGGAAGCTAATGATGGAAAATTTAAAGGTAATATAGAAGCTACAAGTGGGAAAATATCTTCAGACTTAGAAGTAGATGGTCTTAATGTATCAGGAACATTAACAGCAGATGCATTAAATGTTAGACAACTTAATTATTTTAATGACGGAATTACATCTGATATTAGTCTTACAGTTGATACATCTATAACAGATACTCCAAATATATTTGAAAATAACGGCAAATTTAATTCCTTACAAAGAGCAATTGAATCTATTCCAAAAAATCTTAATGGATATACAGTAAGTATAGCAGTTAATTCAATATTGTATGAAAATATAACTATTAAAGGATTTAATGGTGGAACTTTATACGTTCTGTTTAATAAAAATAATTACGGCAATATACTGGGCCATAATTGTGGAGCAGAAATATTATTACAAGGAACCGGAACAACTACACAAGTTTTAGTCAGCAATTATAAAACTACAGGAAATGTAAACATGCGTACGGGCGGAGATGTTTCTTACAATATAGTTCAAACAGTTCCAACTGGAGCAACATTATTGCTTACAAACTTTAACTCAAATGGTTGGGGATACACTACATATAACGGAAAAAGTGGATGGATGAGTACAAATACAAGTTATATGGTAAAAGAAGAAGTATATCAAACAAGTGGAACATCTACAGCTATACAACCAAGCGAATTACTAGCCCAAGACGGTAAAAACTATGCTGTGGTATTTCGCAATTGTCCTTATGCAGCTTTATTTGATTTAGAGGTGTATGGCAAAACTGGCAATGCGTCAAATTATGCAGTAGGTGGAATAAGAGGCTCTTATGTAGATTTGGAAGGTGTAAAAATATGTGGTAGCGAAAATGGAGTTGTTGCAGAACGCGGTGGCCGTGTGTTTGAATCTAACACTACAGGTAAAGTTAATGGAATTGCTCAAAATGCTAATTGTAGTGGCTCTATTTATATACAAGATGGTACAACCATAAATGGTACAATATCTAAAGATAGTTCTTCTCAAGTTATATATTCTGAATCTGGGGCAATAAAGGATACAACAAGTAATGTTGGAACAAATAACAATACTACAACTGCCACATCTACCGTTACTATAACAAGTACAGGTGCAGATACTTATAGAAGTACAATGTATAATAATTACAAACAAGACAATACTTCACGCCAGGGCAACTATGGTTGGGGTGATTGTAACGGTTTGTGGCTATTTGGTTCTAAGTTCACACAGCTTAAAGGTAAAACTATTACTAAATTAACTGTAAAGGTTAATCGTATACAAGGCGGTATATATGGTAATGTAACTGCTACATTAAAAATGCATGCTCATGAAACAAAACCATCAGCTATGCCTACATATACAAGTGGTTGGAGTGCATCTATAACTACTCCAATAAATACAAGTAAGACAATAGAAATTACAGATGCAACAGTATTAAATGCTATTAGTGCTGGAACATGTAAAGGATTCGGTGTTCAAGGAGCATATGATTCTAATCATTATGCAGTATTTGATGGTAATTGTACAATAACAGCAACTATACAAGGATAAGGAGAGCTAAAATGAAAGAAATTTTGAGAGATTATACAATTGACTTTGATCTAATAACAGGAAAGATATCTTCAGACTATCTTTCTTTTTTTATTACAGATAAAAATGTATCAACTTTATTCGTAAAATTAAAAGCAATTAATAACGATAATATTGTTGCTTATCTAAAAAATTCAGAAGTTACTAATCACAGTTTAAATTTAAAAGTTAAAAAACCTAAAACTGGAGAAACAGTTAATAAAACAGGTAAAAAAATTCAAGGTGAAGATGATGAAATTGCTATATTTAGATTTGATTTAGAAACTAAATTTACAAATCAAGCTGGAGATTGTAACTGTGAATTGTTTGATACTTTTATAGAAAACAGTTTAGAAAAACTAGTAAGTAGTAAAACTTTCCCTTATACAGTTTCACCAAGTGCTACTGCAGATGCTACGCCTGAAAATCCTAATCCTGGAACAGGTGGAACAACAAGTATTACATATGATGAGACAAACGAATTATTAGTGTTTAATTCGGTTACTACTGAAAATGAGTTAACAACAATCTAGGAGGTGGTTTAAATGGCAGATAATGAAAAATATGCATGTGGATATAAAAACTCACAAACAGGTGAAATTGTATACTATAAGGATAAAGATGCACGTTCGCAACTTAAAGATATTGCGAAGAAAACTATAGTTGAAGGTAATAAAATATATTTAGGAAAAGCTGATGGAACTAAACTAGATGAAGGAACAGAGTTGCCTATACAAGAAGTTGATTTATCTAGTTATGTAAAAAAAGAAAATGGTAAAAGTCTTATTACAGATGCTGAACGAAATAAACTAACTAATTTAGAAAATTATGATGATAGTAGTATTAAAAACGATATACAAGTACAAAAGGCTAGAATAGATAGTTTTACTTCGCTTAAAGAAGGTAGCACTACTGGTGATGCTGAATTAATAGATGCTAGAATTGACAATGAAGGTGTTGTACATTCTAATTTACATGATGCTATAATTTTTCAAATAAATAATATAGATAGCCTTAATCCTAAAAAGAAAATAATATTTAATTGGAAACAAGGTAGTTATAATGATAATTCTAATACTATAAATACTACTAATTACAAACTTTATACAGATATGCAAAAAATATCTCTTGGTTCGGAAGTTACAATAAAAATAACTGACACAACAAAATATAAATATAGACTATTTTTATTTAACAAAGATAAAGAATTTGTTAGACAGACAAGCGATTTTACTGTGGAAAAATCATTTATAATGAATTGTCCATACTTTGCATTAGTTATTAAGCTACAAGATGGACAAACTATTGCACCTTCCACTATGATAAATGATGGTATATACTGCGAAATTGAAAAATATAACGATAATATATATAATGAACTAGAAAATATCTTTTATACTGGAAATTCTGGAGGATTTACAGAAAATACTAATTATAATTCTGTATATTTTTTAGCGAAACAAGGTAGAAAATATCAATTATATCCTTCTGTTAGAAAATTATGTGTAGTAGAAAATGGCGAATATGTATATTATGATGAAGGGAAACAAAATTATGCTTTTGTAGCTGAACAAGATTTTATTTGTAGATTAAGTTATGAAAAAACGAACGATGAAACACAACAAAAAACTAATTTTCAAATAGTATCTTATAATAACCATAAGAATATAAGTAATACTCTTGACGATAAATTTTATTCTTATAATTTATTCGATAAAAATAAATCAGTTGCTGGATATATAGGGGACAATACGGGCGCTATATACTCAAATAATAGATATAAGACAAGTGATTATATTCAGATATATTCCGGGGCAGCTTATATTATAAGCACTAGTATATTTGAGATTTTGTTTTATGATGCTAGTAAAAAACCGATAGCTTCCACATATGCAAAAATGGATATTTGTGGATACGGTTTCAATGCTCCACAAAATGCAAGTTATGTAAGATTTAGTTATCTAAATGTATTTGAAAATTATGTGCAATTAATCAAAAATGATAATAAAAAATTATTCCCATACCAAAATTATGGAGGATTTGGAAATTTAAATTCAGTATATAAAAATGAGAATAAACTTTCCGGAAAAACGTTATTAACTGTGGGTGATTCTATAATGGAAGGAAATGGTAATTCAAATGTAGGTATAGGAGAAATTATATGCTCCATGAATCAAATGCAACAGGTTGAATTATCTAAAGGTGGAGCTACAATAGGATTTAGAAATGATTACACTGGGGACGATAAAACTCATTTACAGAAACAACAAAATATACAATATCAAGTTGATTATGCTATGATAAATTATACTGATATTGATTGCATATTAATAGATGGTTCAACTAATGATATTGATAAACATAAAATTTTAGGATTAGGGGATATTTTGGATGGATACGATACAACAAACGCCGTTTTAACAACTTTCAGCGGAGGGTTAGAAAGCATATTTCATAAATTAAAAACTACTTACCCAAAAGCTAAAATTATATACATAAGACCTCATATTATAGGGTCTAGAACATATCAAAGTCAAGTTGATTATGGTGAGAGAGCTAAAAATATATGTAAAAAATGGAGCGTTTATTGTGTAGACTTATTTGAAAATAGTGGGCTAAATACAAATTTAGAACAAATGATACCATTTACAAATAATAATGACCAATGTCATCCTAACCATGAAGGATATATAAATTATTATATTCCTTTAATAGAGAACGCATTAACATCATTATTTTAGTACACAATTTAAAAATATTGCGTACTTAGTTTTGCGATATGGTGGAGTATAAAGGTACACCATTTAAAAATTAGAAAGGAGATTATATTATGAAAGATAAAATATTGGAAAGATTCGCTTATGATACTGGAGCAACAGATAGTGGAATTAATCACTCAAAAGAAGATATTAAAGAATATTTATTAAATTTATCAGAAAATGAATTTAGATTATTTCTAAGTAGATTAATTAGGGAAGAATTTTTATCTGAAAATTCATTAGAACAAGGATATGGAATTGAAGATGTGTCAAGTTTTATAAATTGGATTAAATATGATTTAGAAATAGATATTTAATAATTAAAAGGAGGTTTAATTATGAACGAAGAGTATATTCTGTTAGAAGAAGATAAAAGAGAAGAATTACGAAAAGCATATGAAATAATTGAAAAAGTAAAAAATAAAATAAATCTTGATTATGAAGAATATACATGCATAGATACAACGCTTGATTATTTAAACGTTGCGATAAATTATAAGAAAAAAATGTTGTCTTAGTTAAAAATGATTGCGAACCTATTTTACCAAGTAAATACCAAGTAAGATAATAAGAGTAGCTAAATCAATAGCTACTCTTTTTTATTAAAAAATTATAAAAAGTGTAATCTTTTCCATACTTTTGCATAGAATTAAGTAAAAGGAGGTTTAGATTATGAAAAATAATAAAACCGTAATCCAATTGAGTTTTAAAAATAACATGGATGATAAACTTTTATTATCGTGGCTAGAAGATAAATTTGCAGAATACGGTAATAAAAGTAATTATATAAAATACATTCTTAGAAAAGAAATGCTAAAAGAATCAAATGAGTTTGCTCAAAAAGTCAAATAGAAAAGCAAGTCCGAACCAAAATAATGCTTCACTCATTTTTATCACCTCGGTCAATTCATATTTTAATTATTATTTTAAACAGGAAGGAGATTTTTATACATGAAATCTTATAGTTTTAAGGAATATAAGTTAATATCAGAAAATGATTGCACTTTAATTGAAAAATTTCTTAATAACTTAAAGATGAATAAAAAAGAATACAAAAGAATTATTGTTTTAATAGCTATTTTTATGAATAAGAATTTAATTTCTTATTGTATAACTACAGAAACTGAAATATCAAACGTAGCTACTCAAATCCTTAGTTTATTAATGGTCTTTGCTAAATATGGTTGTATGTGTATGGGAATAAAAAGCATTATAGAAAATGCTTTACAAGGGGCAGATTTTAAGCAAGCAACAACATCTGGAATACAATATTTCCTAATTTATATATTATTAAGTTTTTATCCGAAACTTTTTTCAATGATTAGATTTTAGGAGGTATTGATATGGAAGAAAAATTAAATCAAGTTATAAATATTTTAGATAATTTCTTACATCCGATAGAATTTATTAAAGAAACTGGATATGAGCTTTTAGTTGCTATACAAAATCTATCTTTTGATATATGCCTTATAGCAGGTTTTATAGCACTTTTATTATATGTATTTGGGTATAAGAAAGGTAAGAGATGGGCATTTATGATACCTTGTATATATATTATCCTTAACATAGTTATAGGAGCAATTACTAATGCTTAAAAGTATTCCTATAGCAAAATATTTTGAGATACAAAATCAAGAATATGTATATCTTAAATTAATACCAAGTAAATCAATTAGGAATAATAGGACTTATTCTATATTGGAACTTGTAAATAAAATGTATATCAATCTTAATAAGCTCATAAAGATAGAAGATAATAAATTAATTATAAGAACGCAATTAAAAGCTAGTTATTATATTCACATAACAAAAGAAAAAATTAATTTTTACTTTATAGTTCCTAAATTATTTTATTCTAAATTTAGAGTAAAGTTTAAAGAAATTTGGAAATCAGTAGAAATAAAAGAAATTAATTCGATACCGATTATAACTGGATCACGATATCAATTAATCTATAAAAATAAAGATTTTCTATCTACTTCTACAGATATGAGGAATAACGATTTGTTATCAGCAAATATGTCTGCTATAGAACTATTACAAGATGGAGAAGAAGCAGGAATATTATATAATTTTATACCTACTTCAGAAAAACAATGTAATTACTTTAAATCTACTTGCCAGAAGTTTATTAAGGAATATAAGAATACAAATATAAAATATGCATCAAATGCCGTAGCTAATGTAGTTATTAAAATATTGTCCTATAGCATAGATTTTATTAATTCTACTTTAAATTTCTTATTTGATGTAAAACAAGTGGATAAACAAGTTAATTTCAACAAACTAAGTAATAATACAAATAAGAAGGCTACTTCTGATATATGTAAAACGCAAATTATACTATCTGGTAAGGCTAAAACAATCAATAGAGAAAAATCTATTATAGATACGATATCAAATTCATATTCAGTTATATCAGATGATAATGAATTTATATGTAAGAAAATAAAAAGAAATATAAGGACCTTAAATACATCTGTGTATGAGTGTAGTAATTTTATAGCACTTCCAGGAGCTGATATAATACAACAGTTTCCACAAATTAACCATAATAGAGTATATAATAAAGATTTTCCTAAATGTCTAGCTACAGGAGATATATTAATTGGAAATTCTATAAAAAATACGCCTGTATATTATTCTACGGACAAAGAAATAAGTAGACTTGGAAGAGTTCTTATGGGAGGTATGGGATGTGGCAAAACTTATTATATGCAAAATCTAGCTAAATCTATAATAGCAAAAGGAGATGGCCTTGTGGTATTAGATATAATAAGAGATTGCAGTCTAGCAGAATCTATTAAACAAATAACTCCGAAAGATAAATTAATAGAAATAGATTGTAGTAACTCTGAACAATTACAAGGATTCTGTTATAATGAATTGATGTGTAATAGTAGTGATAAGTATAGAAAATTAGCTAAATGTATGGAAAAAGGTACACAATTACACATTTTACTTAATACTATTAATGCTGATACAAAATTAACTCCTAGAATGTTACGTTACTTTTATGCAGCTTGTACCGTAGTATTTTATAAGAATTTTAACGCTAGTTTCAAAGAAATTATAGAGATACTTTTATATCCTGATGTGCGTAAAAATCTTTTAGAAAAACTTTCAGAAAATGAAAAATCTTTACTTGCAGATGAAATTAAAGATTTATACGATTTAGATAAAGTCAATAAAAATGGAAATATAGAGAACTATGATAGCAAGATAGACGGAATAATAGATAGAATAAGCGTATTAAAAACTAATTTATATACAAAACTAGCTTATAATACACCAGGAAATAATAATATAGACTTTGTAAAAGCATTAGACCAAAATAAAGTTATAATTATAAAGGCTAAAGAAGAAGATTTCACAAATAGAAATATGAGAGATTTAATAGCAACATTTTATCTTTCTAAAGTATGGTTAGCAAAACAAATAAGATCTAATACACGCACAGAATTATTTATAGACGAAATTAATTTATTTCCTACAGCACAAATTATCCTGCAAGATATTCTCACAGAATGTAGAAAATATTCTTTAATTCCTACTATAAGCTTACACTTTTTAGAACAATGTACAAAAAAGTGTAAAAATGCTATTCTAAGTAGTGGATGTAGTTTTTTATTACTTGCTGGAGCTGATGTAAAATGTTTTATTGAACTTAAGGAATTATTTAATAAGGAAGGATACACAGAAACGGATTTACTAGAACTAAAAAGATATCATGCTCTTTGCCTTATTAGAAATGAAGATAATGTATATTCTGCATTTGTGGTAAGATTACCAAAATAAAAGGAGGTTATCCCTCCTTATTTTTATGTAAATTTATATAAAAATATATAAATTCCTGTGCTAGATAAAAATACACATAGTATACCTAAATTGCTATAAACTTGATATAACCGCTCTACGTTTATTACGGTCGCTGTCGCTACTTCATAAACGCTTCGCATATCATAGCATATGCAAAATATATATAAAAATATTACTAATTAACAAAGTTTTAACACTTAAATTATAAATATTAGGAATATGTTCCGATTGCAAATTTGTTATTGGGAATTTACACTATAATTGTAGATAAAATAATTTCTCATTTGAAACCCCAACGAGCAAAGGAATCGGTTTAATAACCTTTTCCGGAAAGGACTTACTTTTAGAGTGGGTCCTTCTTTTGCTTATTGGCTATGAAAGAGGGTGATTCCAATGTGGACTTAATAAAAAAACATTTATATTTTAATCGAATTTTAATTTTAAAAGTTATATGTGTATATAGTATTTAGAGGCACTTACCATTTTTTCTAAGGGGGTTACTAATTTGTAATCCCTTTTATTTTGTAAAAAGGAGTTTGAAAAGATGAAAATAAATATAAAAACTCCAGAAGGAGTTCATGCTGAACAAAGAGAAATCGAAGCTTACATAAAACATATTCATAAAAAATATCCAAATCGAGAAATTGAATATCTAAATATAACAATAGACGATAAAGGGTATGTAGATTTAGAATATAAACTTGTTCCTGTTTCATTTGAAAGAATCAGAAGAATTACAGGTTATTTAAGTGAAGTTCGACAATTTAACGATGGTAAAAAAGGAGAACTTAGAGATAGAGTAAAACATACTTAAGAAAATTGAGAGGTATTAATATGCAAACAGAAATAATTGTTGCTATTATAGCATTTATAGGAACTTTAGCTGGTTCTTATTTTGCAAATAGTAAAACTACTGCAGTAATGCAAGAACAAATCAAAGGTATAAAAGAAGATATAAAAACTTTATCAACTAGAGTAGATAAACATAATAATTTAGTAGAAAGAATGGCAAAAGTAGAAGATTCAACAAAGTCTGCACATCACAGAATAGATCACTTAGAAGAATAGGAGGTTAATTATGATAGATTTAAATGTTATTAATAGTTATTTAGTCATTGGAGTTGTATTAGGTTGTTGTGGAATAGGATATGTTATAAAAACTAGCTTTGACTTTATTCCTAATAAGTATATTCCTTTCATAATGGCTGTATTAGGTGTTGTATTAAACATAGCAATATCTAAGTCATTTGATATGAATGTTTTCTTAGGAGGGCTTTTAAGTGGGCTTTCTAGTGTAGGATTGCACCAAAGTTTCAAGGCTTTAATTGAAAATAAATAGGAGATGATATAATGTCAATAGTAAAACCAACAATAGTTGAAAAATGGCAAAAGAAAAACAAATATGGTAGACCTGGAACTCCATTAAATTACACAAAAGTAGCAATTCACTATACTGGTGAAGCAGATGTACCAGGTTATAAGACTGTATCTTATTTTAATAATGTAGTTGCTAACGGGTACAAAGTTAATGGAAAATATATATATGCTAGTGCTCACTTTGTTATAGATCTTGACGGTACTATCTATCAGTTAATACCTACAACTGAAAAATGCTATTGTACTAATAGTGCAAATGATTATGCAATAGGAGTCGAAGTTGCAACAACAGGTTCTGATAATCATTATACAGATGCTACATATAAATCTATGGTATGGTTATGTACTTGGTTATGTGCTAATAAAGGACTTAATCCTAAAAAGGATATAATTAGACATACTGATGTAGTTGGTCGTGCTTATAAATTATGTCCAATTTACATGGTTTTAAACGAAGATAAATATGAACAATTTAGATTGGATTGTTATAACCTAAAAGCAGGCAAAATATCTGTTAATCAAATAGTTAATTGTACGAATGGTAAAGGTAAGGTTACAATAGTCCCAAGTATAGTAGAAAATAATAAAGTGAAATATGTAAGAATATTACAGGATATAAATATGCATAGTAAACCAGACTTTACAAGCAAAAGCGTAATAGGGGTTGTTACAAAAGGTGGAGTTTATACTGTAGTAGAAACTATAAAAAGAACTGGAACAGATATGTATAAATTAAAATCAGGAGTATATATCACTGCCAGCCCAAAATATGTAGAAGTATTTGAAAAATAATTCTATCGGACGCGACCGATAGCGACCGATAATATTAAAAGCTAGGGGATACTCTCCTCTAGCTTTTTTATTTTAGACAGCAAAAAACCACTCTAATGGCGATAAGGGTGGTTTTTAACATAAGTTTATAATCATTTTTCAAATTGTGATATTATAGTTTTAATCCTTGTTCAACTGGAATATATTCTGTTACTGTTACAAACTTTGGCCGAGTTTTTTCCAGTAAATAGTTTTAATCCTTGTTCAACTGGAATATATTCTGTTACACTAACTATTAGACAACTAGAATACAAAACAGGCATAAGGTTTTAATCCTTGTTCAACTGGAATATATTCTGTTACTTACGTATAACAGTGTATGTAGCAAGTAATATCGTGTAGTTTTAATCCTTGTTCAACTGGAATATATTCTGTTACTCGTAACAAATAAGATTAAGCAATACCAAGAGTTTCAAGGATTCTACATGTTTGAAAATCATTTAAAAAACTAACATATATTTAAAAATAATATATCTAATAAGGTATTAACATATACTTCTAATCTAGTCATATCAACAGGTACAAGAATTAAGTTGCTAATATTCCAATAATTTTATAGTAACAGAACATATTCCAATCAACAAGGTTCCTTCTTCAAGGGATTCCCTTTTGCCTAAGCTACTTGGGTTTGTGTAATCCTCCAAAGGCATCAATTCGGGGTTAAACCTCCCTACATACCGAATTAATCTTGCTAGTGATTATTGTTCGGTTTGATAATTTGCTAAATTTATAGCAGCATTTAAATCCCTATCAATTACAGTACCACATTCAGGACAAGTATATGTTCTATCACTTAATTTCAAGTCCTTCTTAATATGTCCACAATTAGAACAAGTTTTACTACTTGGATACCATCTATCTGCTTTTACTAGCTCAATACCTTTATATTTACATTTATATTCAAGCTGTTTTGTTATTTCATATAAACCTTGTTTCCCTATTGATTCTGATAGATGTTTGTTTTTCATCATACCTTTTATATTTAAATCTTCTATTACGATTTTAGAAGGATTCATATTAACTATATCAGCAGTTATATTGTGATTATAGTTATTTCTAATATTAGCAAGTCTTTTGTGTAGTTTATTAATTTCCTTTTCAAGTTTCACTATATTATTTGTTTTATTATAGATTTTTCCTTGTCTATTTTGTTCATATTTTCTGCTCACCTGTCTTTGTAGTTTTTTTAGTCTTTTTTCTATTCTCTTTATATGAGCAGTTTTATTAATATTTTTATATTTTTTGCCTGTACTAAGTATTGCAGTATCTTTTAGCCCAAGGTCAATTCCTATAACTCCTTTAAGTTCTTCACTAATATACTCACCTTCCTCAACTCCAACTGATATATACCAGTTAATTCCATCAAAAGTAATCCTTGGATTACTGTATTTGTCTACAATAGGTATATAGTTTTTTCTACTTAGTTTCACTATCCCAATTTTCGGCAACCTAACTTGATTTTCGTTGAATCTAATAGCTGAATAATTAGGCATGAATGAAGGTGTTGAGTATTTTTTGCTTTTAAATTTTGGATAACCTATTTTCTGACCTTTTTTACAACCTCGAAAAAAGTTTTTAAATGCTGTACAGGCATCTGTATATGCTCCAACAAGTGCTATACTATCAACTTCCTTTAGCCAACTATACTCATCTTGTTTTTTTAGTGCAGTTAAATGTTTACTCATACCCATAGCACTTACAAATTTTTCTCCTTGTTCTCGTCTTTCCTTTTGGAAAGCTAAGCACCAGTTGTATACGAATCTAGTACACCCAGCAGTCCTGAACATCAATTCTATTTGTTCTTTTGTAGGTTCTAGTCTTACTTTATAACTTTTTATCATTTTTTGCCACCTCCTTATATATCTATTATATAACTTTTATATATAAAAATCAAGTAAAAAGTTATATAACTTGACTATAATTTTTATATATAGTAAGATTTTATAAAAAAGGAAGTGATACTATGGCAGTTAAACAAAGTAAAGTCGGAGTGCTTATAAATATGGATAGGGAATTAAAATCCAAATTAGAAGAATTAGCAAAAAACGATTGTAGGTCTTTAACAAATTTAATTAATAAAATTTTAAACGATTATATTAATAGTAAATAAACAAAAAAGCTAAGGCTATCTGAAACCTTAGCTTATCTTTTTAATCAGGCATTTCTTCTTCCATTTTGAAAAGACTTTCTTTTATTATTTTTTGATCTTCATCTTCTTCTATTTGTTC